TTATATTTTTTTATATAATTATGTACAGTTGAAGCACATACGTTATATTTTTTAGCTATTTCTGCTAAACTAAATTCTTTATTTATATATAAATCTATTAGAACCTCTCTTGTAAGAATATTTAGAAACTTAGCTGTCTGTTGTGGTAATAACTTATTAGTTTTCATATATTATTTATAACCTTATTTACTGATTTAACTATGTACATTAATTCCTTAGTTGTTAAATCAGGATAACTAGGTAAATTAAACCCACTTCTATGTATAGATGAACTTACTTCCAATTTTCCAGAATTTCTACACTTATTAAATCCCTCCATTAGATGTATTGGTGTGAAACAGGGTCTAGAATCTATGTTAAATTTTTTCAACTCATCCTGAAATTTATAGTAAGTTATGTTGTCAGGTAGTTTAAAAATTAACATCCATTCTGAAGAATCTAAATGATCCTGATTTTTTACTCTTATAATTTTTTGATGCAAATGTTTTCTGTAATAATCTGCTATTTCTTTCTTCCTTTTAATTATATTATTAATTTCCTCAAACTGTGCTAATAGTACTGCACCTTGTAAGTTAGTTGCCCTGTGATTATATCCTATAGGTCCTTTGTGAATAAAGCCTCCACTATGTGACTGAGATTTAATAAAGTTAATCTTATCTATTAAACTTGAGTCTGAAGTAGCTATACCACCACCTTCTCCAGCGGAACATATTACTTTATTACAGAAGAAACTAAAAGATGAAGCTATACCAAAGCTACCAATAGGTTTTCCTAAGTAGCTACATCCAAAACATTCTGCACTATCCTCTATTAAATGTATTCCTGCACTGTCACAGATTTCCTTTAATTTATCCATTTTAGGACAATTACCATATAATTGTGCTACCATTACTGCCTTTGTTCGCTTAGTAATTGCTTTTTCTATTAAATTTAAATCCATCTGAAAACTTTCGTCACAATCTATAAGTACAGGAGTTGCCCCTACATTTAGTATTGAGAAAACAGTAGCAGCATAGGTAAGGCTTTGTGTAATAACTTCATCACCCGATTTTATATTTAATGCAGATAAAATCGTCATTAAAGAAACTGAACCATTAAAGGTAGTAGAAAAGTAATCAGTAGTTAAAAAGTTTGCCAACTCTTTTTCTACTTTTTCAAGGTATTTACCTCTAAAACTTAACATATTAGAATCTACGCAGTCTAGAACATAACTTCTTTGATTTTTGGCTATTCTTGGTTTGTATACTGGTATAAAATCCATTCGTACTCCTAAGTACCAGTTTAACATACAATACAAACTAACTCAATACTGACTTTAAAAAAGAATAACTGTGACGTATTCAAAAAGTTATAAATTCATCAAGATGTGCAAAAGTTACTAAAGTTATGTGAGAAACTAGGTGATAGTACTATAAAAGCTGGGAAGATTGACTACACTGACTATGTAAATTTCTTAATACTTCTGGGATTGAATAAAACTTAAACCCACAGAAAAATTTGGCAAGTTAGCTCAATGTTGTAGCTAAAGTAATATAATATAATATAATATAATAAATATTTACTGGTGGGTAAATCTATCCTGCCAGTCTTATTTAAACATGTCGTGTGTTAGGATAGTATCCTCTTCAATAGTTACTTTAAGGGTATGTCCTTCTAAGAAGGTGAACATTGAAGGCTCTATCCCAGTTCCAGGTCTTTTAAATTCTATCATTTCTCTAATTAATTTCTCCCCTTTTCTAATCTTTCTAGAAGATACTATACTCTTTCTGAGTGCTAATTTTGTAACCTCTTCTTCTGGGGTTGGTCTTTTTATACCATCACCTAAACAAGATTCCACTATCCTAATAGAGCTTACCATTTCCTTTAACTCTTTAGGGTTTAATGATGCCAGATGATCTGGACCTACAAAACCTTTATCTAGTGTGAAGTGTTTTTCTATTACTTCAGCTCCTAATGCTACAGCTGCTATTGGAACTATAATACCTTCAGTATGATCTGAGTATCCTACAGCAGTTTTAAACGCCTCTCGCATTGTTAGCATTGCCTTTAAGTTAGTGTTGGACGGATCTGCTGGGTAGTTGCTAACACACTGGAGTAATGTTACCTTACTTCTAGATGAAATGATTGTAATAGCTTGCTCTATGTCTTGAAGATTGCACATGCCAGTCGATAGTATCATTGGATAGTTATATGAAGCGATGTAATCTAGTAATTCTAGATTTATTATCTCACTAGAAGCTATCTTAAATACGTCTACTAATTGAGTGTTTACTAATAATTTTGCGCTTAACTGATCAAAAGGTGTAGAGATAAAATCTATTTTAATCTTATCACACAACTCTTTTAATTGTATGAAATCTCCAAAATCTAATTCCAGCTTTTTTAACATCCTTTCTTGGGACTCTACAGGGTTGGTATTTTTAAGTTGATATCCAGCCTTAGGTGCATTCTTAGATAGTAACTTATTAGTGTTAAAGGTTTGAAATTTTACTGCATCTGCCCCAGATTCTTTAGCCTTATATACCAATTCTCGTGCTAAATCTACTTTTCCGTTGTGATTTACTCCCGCCTCGGCTATGATATAACAAGGTTTATCCCTAAGCTCTTGCATCCTTATCCTTTGCTACCAAATTAGCTAAATATATATCCCACTCAGTGTCTATATCTATTGCTCCTCTCTCACTAGGCATTACGTATCCAATAGTATTACCTGAATAGAAAGTTTTGTATTTTAACAATAAATCTAAAGTGGTAGCAAAGATTGCTCCGTTTAGAGAGTAGCACTCTGGAAGATCCTGCCGTCTGTAACAAAGATTATTATCAATGAAACTTTTTATATAGTTATTCCCGTAAAGTTTCTTTGTCCAATTAGGGTGTTGTGAAGTTTCACATACACTAACAACCCCAGATGCTTCTTTATCTAAGTTCAAAAGATCTAAAGCCGTAAAGACATCATAACCAGTTCTAAAGGGCACTGTAGGATTTAATGACACTATAATTCTCTTGTCTTTATCTTGATAACCTTCGTATCCCAATCTTTTAATTGTATAATCTATTACTTCCATTTGATCAGTATCATCTTGAGCTAAGTATTCGGGTCTTAAAAAAGGTACCTCAGCCCCGCAGCGTTTTGCCTCTTCTGCTATTTCTTTGTCGTCTGTTGATACTACAACTCTATCTACTATAGTACTACTAAAAGCACTCTTAACTGCCCTTTCAACTAATGAGTGCTTGCCTACCTTCTTTAAATTCTTTCTAGGTACTCCTTTAGAACCACCTCTAGCTAAAATAAGTGTAGTTACTTTATAAGAATCTTTTAATATCATATTAACTCCTCTATTAAATCCTTCCATTGCTTTTTAATTGTTTCCTTACCAAACAATTCTATTGCTCTATCCCTACCTTCTTTAGATAAACCTGCAACCAAAGCATCATTATTCATTATTTCTTTTATGTAATACTGTAAACTATTTAAATCATCTGAATAAATGCCATTCTTACCGAAATCTATTAGACCTGGAACTTCATACAAGCTTTTTTGTCCCTCAAAATCCGATCCACCAAGCTTATCTCCAAAAGTTACTACAGGTATTCCAGTCATCCAAGCTTCTATAAAGTTATAAGTTACTGAAGCTGGAAAACTGCCTATAGAGAAATACACTCTATAATCCTGTAAATGCTTGACTTGTTGTTCAAAAGATACCTCACTTATTACTACGGGGTCCTTCTCTTCAGATGAATGGGCACCATACACATCAAAAGTATATGTGGACATCCTATTTCTAAGCTCTAAAAAGTTCTTAGTTGTTTCATACTTCCTTCTAGATTTGAAATAGTTTTGAAAAGACAACACTGAGTAGTTCCCTCCTTTCCACCCTTTGAAAATACTTTCGTCCACGTAACACCTGATAACTACTCCAGCATTGGAATCCTCTACACCCGTGTGCTCATTCTGGGACCCTCTAACTGGAATCGCCCCGTTATCAACATAAAACTTCATACCACGTTCTATTCTAGGAGTTTGATCACTATAAGTTCTCCAAATAACTAATTTGTTCTTTATTAAATCCCAATTATCTATAACATAATGATCGAATGCATTACAGAATATTACATCGAATTTATCTACCAAACTTTTTGTTAGTTTTATATTTCTTCTGGTAAGGTCATGTGGAGTATAAGTTGGATTTGCCTTTCTAAATTCTACTATTAAATTTTCATCTATATGCTTATTTATTGCGGGTCTTCTACTGAAGAATGGATCTATTTGAGTAGGTCTCATGTAGAACCCAGTAGAGAACCAATCCCAACCAAGTTCAGAGAACATAGTTAAGTCATTATACTCCAATACTGAGTGGCAAGATGACATATACAGTATTTTCATATAATGTTGCCTTTAAGTTGAAGTCCCTTTTGTCTTATCAATAAAGTGCTGCTATTCCTTCCTTTCTTCTTAATAATTGGATGGTCTACTTTTAGAATAATTTTAAAGTACTCCAACAGATATCCATCTTTCTCGTTAATCTCTATAGTTAAACTTTCAGTTCCACATGCTTTAATAATATTCCCATCTGTAGTAATAAATCCCAATAAATAAGCATGATCTGCATCGATTACGTTTAGTAGGTTCTTCAGGTCTGGTTTTTTATGTTTTCTAAAACCATCCCCAAACGGACGAGCTTTTATATTATGCTTTTTTAAATATTCCGATACAGTTCTATTGCTGCAGCCTAACTTATCTGCTATATAAGTTGTGGATTGCTTCTTCTCCACATATTCTAATTGTAAATACTTTTTAGTAAGCACATCTTTTACTGTATGTAATGTCATCCAGTTTAGACCTTTAGAATATTAAAATTTATCTTCTTTGAGTTACTTAAATATAATATACGCATAATTAATATTTTACCATAAATTAGTTACTATAGAAACCCTGGTTTAGTTATTACCTTAAGTTGCTCTTTATACAAGTTTTCCACTAGCTTTGGTTCTGGCTTTTCACACGAGGATTTAAAGCATACTGCGTTTACAAAGTAACCCTGCTCCTCTATCATGAAAACAAAGAATCCTGCTTTTTTCAGTAAAAAGTCAAGTGTACTTATGTTGAAGTAGTAAGTATGTGGTGTTATTATATAATCCCTAGCCCTGCCTAAAGGGTTTAAAGCATTAGGTACTTGAACAGCTAGAGTTCCACCACTATCCATTAGATTGTGAACTTTTGTTAATACTGCGAGTGGATCTAAAAAATGTTCTAAAGAGTGCAACATAAAAACATGACTAAACAATACACTAGACTTTAAGTCCTCTATTTTTCTATCTAATACCTTAACTCCTAAAGTTTCCAAGGATTTTATATTGTTCTTATCAGGCTCTATTGCATATGAGCTACAATTTGGTACTTCTTCTTTCAGTCTTTTTAACATGTGTCCACAGCCAGCTCCAATATCTAAAGCTGCTGAGAATGCAGGTTCATGGTCTAATCCTAGGAATTTTAGTAAGTCCCAGACACCTCTATCTCTAGAAGAGTCTGGTGTTAGTTCATTTGTTGCATTGATATACTCTTTTTCATAAAAATAATCATACCTACTCTGACTCCATCTAGGATTAATATATAATAAGCCATCATTTTTACATAAGCTTATATCTAAACTCATCCCGAAGATATCTTCCATTACATGGAAGTCTGTTGTTTCGTCCTTTCCACAGAGTATACATGGTATTCTAGTTTTACAGTCCATTAATAAAGTCCCTCCATTGATTGACTACTGTATTCTTTCCAAAGGTACCTATTCCTCTATCTCTACCAGATTTCCCTATCTCTCTTGCTAATTTCTTGTCAGATAATAGTAGTTTAGAATAGTCTTTTAATTCTTCTACATTGTCTGAGTAGAAACCGTCTACACCGTTTTCAATTAAATTGTGCTGATTGTAGATAGATTTTAAACTTATATCTACCATCGTTGATCCACCTATTTTTGGACCAAAACAAACTACTGGAACACCCATAACTAAGGCTTCTAGAAAGTTAAAGGTTACTGGAGCTACTCCATTACTTATACAGAAATATAGGCCACACTTCCTGTACGCCTTTACTTGTTCCTCATACGTTAGTGTTCCAATTACTAAAGGATCCTTGTTTCCTTTAGCGTATGCTCCAAATACTTTAGTATCTAATCCTTTAGTTGCCTTTAGGTAGCTCTGTACTGGTAGAGTATTCCTTCGTTCTTTAAAATGGCTTTGAAAACTTAAAATACTACTTTCAGTTCCCTCCCAATTTCTATAGATCCTATCATCCACAAAACAGGGTATAAGAAACCCTTGATTACAGTTGTTAATCGTGAACTCACTCCGTGAGCCTCTAACTATCTTTAACCCCTCTGTTACCAGAGGTGTCAATTTTAATTCCATGGAGTGTGTATTACCACAGGTTACTAAAACTACTGGCTTATGCCTTAGAAGGCTCCAGGAATCTAATAACACCCTTGGGTTACAAGAAAGTATAATATCAAACTTGTTTACAAATTCCTTGGAAAGCTTTGTACTTGGGCAACTTAGTCCACTAAAAAATTTAAAATAATTTGGATTTATAGATAAAAATTCATCTTTATATTCCATAGTCAACTCTGAAGTTAACTTGGGTCTAATACTTAAATGTCCACTACCTATGCAATTATCAGTATCTAAAGAAATACCCGTAGAGAACCATTCAATTCCTAATGCATCTAACATGCTTAAATGATTGTGCTCCAGAACTGGATGAAAACTACTAAGGTAAAGAACTTTCATTGTACTAACTCTCTTTCTTTTTATAAATCATATAATCAAATAAATCTAAATTATCCAGAAAATATTTTGGATAACTATCATCAATTGCTACCAAGGAGAACTCGGCTGTACCTGCAGAATTCTTACATTCTAAGCCTTCTCCAGTAGTTGTTAACTCTTCCAACTCCTTCCTCCACTTATCTTCGAACTTCTTACCTTTCTTTGCCTCTGTCATACCTGATACATTTTTTGATTTGTAAAGTATTTGGTCTATGGAACCCATCCAGGAAAAGTGCCAACCTGCATCCTGTATTAATCTCAATCTTCCAGACTTTCTGGCAGTACTATAAGGACCTACCAAAGATCTAAAGTCTTGAGGTTTAGTGAAATATTTATACTTTATTATCCTAGTGCCGTTCCAGTCTTCACCACCTAAGGCATCATAACTTGGATGAGTTCTTTTAAGTCTTCTATTTATAAAAATTGAATAACTTCTCATCATAAACTCTACTATCTCAGTATCTTTTGGTAAATTTGGTTTTATTGACTTTCCCTTAGGTATTTCATCTAGGTCTGAAATCATAATGATATCTTCAGCTGCACAATTTGTTAGTCCTCTTTCTATACAGTTTCTTTGAAAGTTCTGCTTTGGCCAAGCCCCACTCACTGAACTATTTGCAGGTACTTTTATATGTATTATTTTTGGTAAGAACTCTTTGAATCTGTCTTTATTCTCTTCAAAATAGTATGGCTTAGGGTTTCCAGTAAAGGTTTCACCACACTCTACTAGTACGAAGAAGTCAACATGGTCTTTAAGCTCTTGTAGCCTTATTTCTAAGATATCTAACTCATTAAAAAATAAAAAACAATCATATATCTTTGACATAATAATTATCTCCCATACCAAACAATATTAGCATTTGATGCCACTAGCTTCTCTATAAACTTCTCTTCGAAGTCTACTTTATGTTCTTGTTTTGTTCTATTCAACGCTTTTGAATTGCTAGAACTAATATCTATAGAATTATCTACTGATTGAAACCAATATCCAGTCTTGTAGCAATCTATTCCGAATATTGAAATCTCCTTATACTCTGTACCAGTTATTAAGAAGTGTAAGGTATCTGCCCCAGTAGTAGCAGGGTTACCTCCACAATGCTTCATAGCTGTACGGGAAAAGCGTTCAGGTAATATAATATTAGTTTCTAACTTCCTTAGATAATCAGGCACCCATGAATTACCGAACCAAGGATACATAGAGTATTTCATGTCTGGCATACCATCATAGGCTTTCCTTCTAAGATCATCTCTTGCACCACAACCATAGCTCCAAACATCTGTACGTTTACCTACATGCTTTTGAAATTCTTTATAAGGTACTCCTCTATTTATCCTAAGTACAATATCATGACTTTCTATTAACTCTCCATATTCATGGTCTAGGACGGATCCTCCACTACCTACCAAAGCTATGGACTTATGCTTAAAATACTCAACAAACTCATTATAAAGCTTTACTCTATCCATTTAACCACTCCTTTATATTACTTTCCCATTTTTTAGAGATTACTTCAGTACTAAAATGTTCAATTGCTGTCTTCCTACTGTTAATAGATATAGATTTAGAAAACTCGTAATCGTTGAGTAACAATCTAAGATAACTCTTCAGTTCCTCTAAATTATCTGAATAAAAACCATTCACTCCATTCTCTATGTAATCACATGCTGCATAGGTTGGGCCTCCCAATCTAGGACCCCAAGTTACTACAGGTATACCTGTGGACATGGCTTCCTTAAAAGACAAAACCACTGGACAAGGTTTAGTACCTAGTGAAAAGAAAGCTCTACACGTTATAAGTTCAGCTAGCAATTCTTCTTTGGATGCTGTTCCCTTAATAAAACTAGCAGCTGAAGGGTCATTGCCAGTTCCATATAATTTTTTATTAAACTTATTGACTACTTCTAGGTATTGATTGGAGTTACACGCAAGACTTCTTTGAAACACTGAGGAGTTAATAGTTAGAACACTAGAATCATTACCTACCCATCCAGTATAGTAATTGCAGTCGATGTCTAAATCAATGATTGCATCTTCTCCACCATATAGTGGAAAGTTACGCTCCTTATCTGATATTCTTACTATCTTTATTCCCTTTTCTGCTCTCCATTTAGCTATACGATACTCTCTACCTTTACTAGATTGACCTAAACTTTGATATATAACTAACTTATCTTTAATTAGCTTCCAATCTTCTTCATCTATTAGGACATCCTTTATCCATGATACTAGAATTATATCAAACTTATCAATGAAGGATTTTGATATTTTTAACTTATTTGGGTACCGATACCCACCTAGATTTAAGCGTAAAAACTCGTCTAGTATTTCTTTATTTACATTTAAATCCAAATTAGGTAAGTATGGTTTAGTAGGATCTGGGTTTTTAGGATCCATATAGACACTTGGAGTAAATACCTCATAACCTAATGTAGAGAATAGTTTTAAGTTGTTGTACTCTAATATATCATGGCCAACTATATTAAAAACTCTCTTTTTCATACTCTAATAAACCCCTAGTGATTTGAAAAAAACTTCCCAACTAGTTTTAACTACTTCTTTCCCAAAGATGGACAGACATTTCTTTCTTCCAGCATCTCCAACTTTCTTTGCTAAGTTTTGGTCTAGAAGTAATGTATTAGCTGTTAATATTAGTTCTGCGAGATCGTCTGAATAGAAACCATCTACATCATTTTCGATTAGGAAGGGAGGCTCATGGGTATTATAATCTACTCCATTACCTATTTTACTTCCAAAAGTTAATACTGGTGCCCCAGTCATCCAAGCCTCTAAAAAATTATAGGTTACTGTTGCTGGGGGAGATCCTATAGAAAAGTAACAACTACAATTCTTATACTCTTCAAGATGTTTTTCAAAGGGTATGAAGCCTCCTCCTCCTGCAGGTTCTGTCTGGTTACCAAAAAGTGAGCATGGAAGTTTTTGCTGTATGACCCTATTATATGCTCTATAACAATTAAAATTTGGATGATTAATTCTCGCTGGAAAGTCATTTGAAAAACTAAGTACCTTACTATTCCCCCCTGTCCATTTAGAGAATACATTTTCATCTACATAACATCTAATAATAGCATCCTCTCCTGCATAATTATCTATTGTAGACTCTCTGGGAGACCCCCTTACTAGCTTCACACCTTTAGATCTATATTCTTGAAGTCTTACCTCAAAATTCGAGAACTGCTGTGAGTATGTTAAGAACGCTAAGGGTTTGTGTTTACAGTGTGGCCATATTAAGTCTAACATATCTTGTCTTAAGAAACAAAAACTACACAGTATCATGTCAAATTTATCCACGAATTCCTTACTTAGTTGTACTCTCCCATACTGTTGTTGGTTAGGGTTTAACCTGTTAAATTCTTGTAATAGTTCCTGATCTGTCTCCTTAGTAATACTAGGTCTCCAGGACTTGCTAGTGAGTTGTTCACTAGTATCCTTATATTTTCCAGTAGAGAACCAATCTATACCCATCTCTGTGAAGAGACTTAGATCATTATATTCTAAAGTCTCATGATATCCTGATATGTATAGTAATTTCATTTTAATTCTTTTGCAGGTACTCCAATAAAAGTTCTTCCAGTTTCCTCTATATCCTTAACTACTACTGTACCCGCACCTATAGTAGTGTCATCTGCTATAGACACCCCATCTCTTATAACTGCACCTGCACCTATGTAACACCTCTTACCTATAGACACGTTTCCACAAACTATCGCTCCAGGCGACACAATTGAAAAGTCATCTATCTTAGCATCATGACAAACAGTGCAAGCTGTATTTAAATGTACATGCTTTCCTAAGGATACGTTTGTAGTTAAGTTAACATTATTTGCAATATACAAACCCTGCTCTGGTTTAAATACCCAGCCATTTATAGATTCTTCTGCTTGAGCTAAATTACTTACAATGTTTACAAAGTTAACTCTATGTTCTTTTTTATATTTTTTATAAATTTTTTCTTTAATTTTGGGACTACCTATACCTATGCCTAAGTATACTTTCCTATTTTGTGAAGCGTTTAGTGGAAATTTTTCAATTAATTCTTCTATTAACTCCTCTTCAAGTATGTATTTTTTATCTTGAAATCCTTTATTAAATGTTGCTAATTCATTTTCTAATATGAATCCAAAATACTCATATAAGGTTGAGTTTTGTATATTTCCTAAACTATTTCTGGAGGTTTGTAGCATTTCTCTAGCATGTCCATTGCTTCCTAGTATTAAGTATGGTCTACAGTTGGTTTTGCATCTATCTTTATACGTATTTAGTAATTCTTGTATATTGCTTGACATCTCAACTCCTATTAAGTATATACATCTAGTATAACAACCAGTATACCATAGTACGGTATTGAAGTCTACCAGTGATGGTAGATTAAATGTACTATATTCTAGATGTTATATAACAAATTGGAGGTATTCATAATGCCAAGTAAACAAGCAATGTTGGACTTAGGTAGTACATCAGCTATCATAGAGTATGCAAACTCTAATTTAGGTGTAAGAAAGAAAATAAAAAATTTCGAACAACTAAATGGAGTCTCAGTCAAAATTACTTTTTGTATGAGTTCAGATGAGTCGGAGCTTTTTCAAGGTGTGGGAAGTTCTAAGCTGGAAGCTACTGCTATAGCTGTTAGTACGAAATTTCCTGCTTAAGTTTTAACTACTTAATTAGGTCTAGAGGCTAAATCTAAACTGATTTGGCCTTTTTTATTACCCTCTCTACTTCCAGCTCTAGGATCTTTACATAATCAAACAAATTGATTTGTAACATATCTACTCCACTTTCTGATTTGTAGGTATGTACTGTCTCTAATTTCTTAATATGTTGAGCGAGATCATTCTCTATAATAGTCCTTACTGATAGAGATATATAAAGATCTTCACCAGTTGGTGTCTTAAGATCTATCTTATCAAACACAGTACTAGCCAAAGCAAGTACGAAGACGGCTAAGAATAGTAATAACATCTGGATTATTACCTTTTAGCTAAGTCTTCAATTTCTAGATTCAACTGTCTAAATTTTTGTACTATTACCTGAAGTAGGTCTTCCAGGGGTATTTCCACGAATTTCTCTCCACTAGTAGTATCTACAAGTATTTTAAACTTAGTTAGGTCTTTTATTAGAGCACTAAAACCTGCTTCTTCAATTTCTACTAAACTAAGTGTAATAGGTGTAGCTGTAGTTAATACTTCTGCAATGCTTTTTTGTTTCTTCTCTTCTCTTAACTTTCTTCCAAGAAAAAACCCAAGTCCTGCTGCTACTATTGTTGTTAATATTGGTACTAACATTTCATTGCTCCTTTAAATAAATTTAATATTGTAAGTATACACGAATGACCCACAGAAATCAAATGCTATTTTAAATCTTTCCTATGAGTAGGTTTTTTAATAGTTATACTCTTCCTACCTCTAACTTTTACAGGTATTTTCTCTCCACCTTCTTTCCTGTAGAAGCGTACTTTTAAAGGTGCGCTCTTATTAAGTTCTTTCCCAGATCTGTTAATTCTAAAATGAATTCTTCCAAATTCAAAGCCAGGTAACATATTTGCTCTAGCTGAGTTTCTAATATCTATTTTTAGAACCTTCTTACCTTTTCCCACAATCTCTACAAATAGATCTTCTGACTTAAAGTTATCAGCAGAAACTACTACAACTGGAAGGTTACTATGATCTGCTTTAGGTTTCCAGAGGAAGGTATCTACTGTACCCTTTTTCTTAGTTTTCTTTGGTTCTATTCTAGACTGTTCTATTTCTTCTTCTTTAGGTTCCTTTACCTCTAGTTCACCTTCTTCTTTAACTTCCATAGGTGGTGGACTGGGAGCTGATGGCTCTGAGGGAGTATAGGTACCACCTGATTCAGACTCTTCCCTCTTAAATCCTAATAATTTTAAAATAAACTCAATAAACTTTTTCATGATAGTGCTCCAATAGTTAAAACATATAACCAAGTCAAAATTACATAAGTATATATTAGTAAACAAATGTTTATAACATACCGAAATAACTTTGTAGGCTCTTCTTTTAATGTTAAATATATAAATAATACGAAGATACAGGCTATTAGCTTGGTAAAAAATAGAATCAAAGCCTCACTAGAATTGTTTTCTAGCAACCAAAGTAATATCGGATTACCTTCAACATATATACTATCAGCCCTCTGTATACCAATATAGGTAAACAAGCCATCCAATGGCTGAAATAAAAGCAGTAATATTAATTTAAATCTAACTGTTGTCACGCTTATTTCTCCGTTTCTTCGCTTCCTTTTTAATCTTCTTGATTTCTTGTTTATCAGTTACTGTTTTAGTCTCACCAGTAACTTCAACTTTTTTATTCTTCTTTTTCTTTGACTTGTAGTCAGTTTCATAGAACCCACTTCCAGTAAACTTAGCTGAAAATGTAGACATTTGAACCTCCAGTGGGGCACCGCATTTATCACAAGTCTCTAATTGAGTATCTGTAGACCTAATATGCAAATGTTCGAATCCAAAGAAATTTGAACAATTTTCATTTATACATTTATATTCTTTAATCGGCACAGTTTATACTCCTAACAACAGTATACTAAATTTTTTAGGTTTAGTCTACCTTACCATCCACTTTTATCCATCCCTTTAAGTAGTACTCAATATATCCTTTCTTTTCCATACAACCTGCTACGCATTCTTTGAACTTAACAGAGAATCCATCACCTCTTACAGGCATATCACAGGATTTCATACACTCCAGTTCAAGATACTGAGGTCTGCTTTTCATAGTGGCATTTAATGCCACTAAGCTCTTTCCAGCAGCTAGACCTACTAGACCTAGTACACTAAACATAATTAAAACAGACAGTAACTTTTTGATTTTACTAATCATTATTAAATACTCCCTAGTAAAAGGGTTCTTCATCATCGTCGTCTTCAGGTGCGAAGACTATTTCACGTATCTTAGCTACTTCTTCACTATATGCCCAGTTAATTATCCTCCTGGAAATAACTGAAAATACATACCAAAGAAACAATCCCACAAACATGTTAGATTCTGGAATGTACTTATTCGTAAAACCTATAGCCATGGCTAACCCTATAATTACGCTAAGAAGTGCATATCTAAGCCCCTTCATTGAAGCTTTTGCTTTTTCTTCTCTTGTTGGCATATTAGTAATTCCTTTAAATGATTCTTATAAATATATTATCGTTATTATTTCATATAATTTTAGCATTTTTTATGTTTATAACTAAGCTCTTCCCTTAAACAAGTAAAAGGTCTTAGTTGCCACTTGATTTAAAGGCTCCACGTCTGGTGCATCAATAGTCCAACCCACTGTAATCTTTATATTTCTGGACTTAATTCTATGAATTAAATCATCTCTTATATAGGCTTGACCGTCAGTAAGAATAACAGCTGAAGTATAATTATTCTTAAGGATGTCCTCCATTACTGGGTCAAAGTCAGTCCCACCACTTGATTCGTAAATCCCCTTTGCAAAATCTGCAACTCTACAAGGATTTACGTAGTTAGAGAAACAGTTTACATACTCACCTATGATGTTTTTGAGCCTGGATACTACTGGCTGTACATAAGGTATAACCATACTCTGAGAACCACTAACATCTACATAGCAAGGTACCCTTACTTTGGAACCTGTTTGTATTCGTTGATAAAATATAGGTAGTTTACCTACCGCAAACATAGCTGCAGCCCTCCTATCCTGGAAATTAGGGACTGGACTTCTAGTGGGGTATTTAGGATTTAGATCTTCTATAGCTTCATGAATTCTAGCACTGGGACTTTTTTCATAGAATCTATTTAACTGTTTCTTGAGTCGTTTTGCGTAGGCTATTTTATCTAAGCAAGTTCTTACTTGTTTTTTCCTTACATTAGTTCCCTTTCCTGGTTTTTTCCCATTATGCTTTTCCTCATTACTATCAGCGTCCTCTTCTTCACCGGAACTTTTTCCCTTTTCTTCATCGTCATCTAACCAGTCAGACATTTGGTTGGCCATATGTTCAGTGAGATCTGACAGGTCATCACTTGGATCATCCATCCTACTACTGTCCTCGAACAGATCTTCATGATTACCAACTAACCTTTCTTTCATCTCGTCGATTTTATCTTGATTCTTTTTAAACCAGGGCATTAAACCATCAATTAGATCCTCATTAGTTATTCCCTCTACTGAATATAGCTCCCTATGAAGTTCTTTATAGACTTCTTCCTCTGGCTCACCGTCTGGACGAAGCATACAGTCAGGCATTTCAGTTTGGGAGTATAGCTTTTTTGGAATATCCAAATACTTTTCATCTTTTAAGGAGTGATAAACCGTAGCATTTACTTGTGCATCAACTACAATGTGTCCTGCCCTCTGTCCTAATTTTTTATCCTTAAAGAGTTCAAGAATATCACAGGCAAAATGATCTAATACAAGGTGTGTAAGTTCGTGAGATAAAACCCAGACACAATCCTCTATCCTATCCATTTTAGTAGACATAAACTGCTTACCAAAAATTAAGGTATAGGGTTTAGTATTCATAACAGCAGCAGTCATCCCTTTACTGTCAGAGTAAACAACCTTACCAAGACTCATCACTTTACGAAGAGTATTCTTATCATGATGTACCGGATAATTGTTAATTATAGTTTCTAGAAAGTCTTCCGCTTCCCTCGGAAGTTTGTAAGTTACCACTTCATCCTTTTTCTTCTTAGTTTCTTTACCAACCTTGTCTGCAGACATTCTAACCTCTACTATTTACAGTTATTTTAATCTTTTGAAATGCCCGAATTGATGTAGACATCTTTTTTAGTATGTGAAAATAATCTTGAAGACCTTTAATATGTACTAATTCTTCAGCACTTATCGAAACTGCCAGGCAAGCATATCCCCCAACTCCTAGGTTTCCAAGGGTCTGGTCAAATAGGCCCATTGCTTCAGGATCAATGTCTCTTTCTATGAAGTCGGGTCTAGTGTAATCCGTAGGAAAACTTCCTGAATTTTTATTAGCATACTCTACAACTTTATCCATCTCAAGATATGCTTCAGTAGTAAGTAGGCTTTTATATATTTTTTCAAGTCTGGCATACTCGTTTTTCTTTATCACAGGCTTTGAGGTATCAGAATCCTCACTTTTCGCCAAGCCTATAGATGCAGCAATGGCAAACAGATAGTAGTTAATTGGATCAAGTTTTTTACTAGGCCATTCTTGGTTAATAATTTTTGATAGTTGCTCGGTACTTTCTCCATCCTCAGCTGCTTTCTTAATTACCTTTAGAGGGCCTTCTAAACCATCGTAGTTATTAGGTGCTTTAATCCGCTCTTCAGAATCCATGTTGAGGATATCCCTAGAGAGATCATGGGCTTGCTTTAAAGCTACTGTATTTACAGAAGCCTGCCAAAGTACATTTGGAAAACTCTTGATAAGTGCTTCTAGAGCAGAATTTTCCAAGCTAGCTGTATCATAGTATACTTTATTTAAAGCATGGTTAGCAATAATATTTGTTAAGATGAACTGTGCCCTTCTTCCTTCTAATTTTAGACCTCCTTCTCCCCTAGATTCTGCTGCAATCTTACTGTCTACCATACAAATATAGTTAGCTACTTTATCAGTAATAGTTGCCTTGTATTCTTCATAAAAATCCCTGGCTCTTTTTAGAAACTCTGTATGTAAGCTTACTAGTTCAGGTGTTGGTGACCAGTGAACTTGATTTTTACATGCGGTCATAATATTGATCTTGTCTTTTGCCGGAAGGTCACTAAATTTAGGCATTTGAATTAACAGCATAATTCTCTCACCTAGTGCCTTGTCTAGTGGTTGTGTACCTTCATACTGATCTCCACCCTCACCAGCTACTGGATTCATCGCTGCAAATAGATACTTACACTGAGTATCATGTCCATCTACTCTTCTACTAGCGAGAAGGGAGAGCCATTTTTCTTGATTCTCATAGGAAGCTCTGTTGATTTCATCAATTAGTAGAGTTTGCATTGTAGTTACAGATTTAGGCATCGGATAAATCTTCATCTGACCAGTTTCTAAGTTGGGAATAGGACATCCTATGAAATCTTCATACCTAGCCTTATCTGCTGAGAAGATACCAACTGGGCCTCCCCCTTCAGTCAGAGCATTTAGTTTGCCTAGGCGATCAATAAGAGTTGTCTTACCTGATCCTGAAGAACCCTCAAGAGCAATGGCTCCATAGACATCATTAACTACTAGGAATGGGATATGACAAAGCTTAAACTCGTCTTCTAATCCATGAAGTCCAATTGTAGATGCTCTATATTTCGTTAAATCTAAACTCATCTTTCTAGTTCCTTAAATTTTTAAATTATGTAAAACTAAAGTTTATTTGTCTGTAAGTTTATTATCGGCAATTGTGCCCAGAACTTTAGTTATTTTTTCGATTGGTTCCATTTTTTCTTTTAGGAAGTTGAAAAGACTACGTATTTCTGAAGGATCCATTTCATATTGTACTAGAGACCCGTCGGCTCCTATAAGCTCAATAACAAGTGACCTATCATCAGTCCAGGTGAACATTACCTCGTGATCGTCTAAGTCCATAGGCTCATTACTCATTATCCAGTGAACTCCTTTAGGAAAATGCGTAAACAATCCGCAGTCATACGTACATCTGCTAATGCAGTGTGTGCTTGATCTGTGGGGATTCCCAAACATTCTGCTATTGTAGTTAACTTATAATTAGCCACAGTACCTGTATTAGGAAGTGAAAAATAAATTAATGAGTAGGCAATTAATTCGAGTATGTGATTAGTTCTAAATTGAAAATCCACACCACTTCGCATAGCGAGAGAGTTAATCATGTCAATATCAAAACGAACGTTCTGTCCACAAGGTAGAAATTTTTGTGGTGAGCTATGACCAAATTGTAGCCAATTAACCCAGTCCTTTAAAGCCTCCTTTGCTGTGGGAGCGTTCTTTAGGGCTTCTCGTCTCTCGCCTTTATTGAATCCATTAACACTTAAAGCCTTTGGATGGCATAAATTTAAATACTCTTCTAAAGTCTGACCGTTGTCTGGTCCGACATAGGTGTGAAAATAATCAATCTCTTTTAAGGTTATTGGACTTAGAACGACAGCTGCTATTTCTAAAACGGGGGCTGCAGGGTTAGCAACCGTACCTTCAATCTTTGTCCCTTTTTCTATTTTTGATGCTAGATTCAGGTTCCAATTAACTTCTACATCTGAATTTAACCCCCCCGTTTCAGTATCGAATACCACTATTGGATGCGTGAAATTTGTTCTTAGTTTTCTTTTCTTAACCATCTATCATCTCCATTATACACTGATTAAAGCTAGTATACTTACAAAAAGCAATTAAGTCAACTATTTTCAAATAGCTAATGAATAGGTCTCACCAAAAAATACTAAACTAAAGTTTTCAATTTCTAAATTAGCTATTAAAACCAGCTCAATAGCCTCAAATATACTTTGCTTTTCAGGATCTATCTCAAGCCAATCATTAAACAGTTCTGGACAGCTCACCAAGTAGGCTCCCTCCCTTCGAGCTTCGGATATGAATACGGAATATGCTTTAAACATGATCCAATGATAGCACTAAATCAGTCCCCTGTCTACTGCTATCAAGGAGAAACTTGTAAACCTACCCCGGACAATGTAGAATCCACAAAAGGACCATAGAAGGCAAATATGAGCGAATTTAAGAAAACCAAGCATGAACGCTCAATACAAAATACGAAATATTATTAAAATTAGTATAAAATCGGGATAAGTTACTCTAAATGATGAATATCTTTATAACCTACCTAAAATCAAGTACTTAGTATGGGTCCAGTAAAAAATCGAAAGCTATATAAAACATATTAGTATTATTTATTTATATTTAATATTATTTAATATAAAATAAGTGTGAATTCCTAATGATATTAAATACTTATAGATTTTATAGGTATAACTAGTTAAATTAATTAGGTAAATCTCAACTAATCCATGTACTATATACAATACAGGGGAACAATCTATGTCAAATAAAAAATCTTACATAATTTCAGATGAAATCTTAGTAGAATTTTCAATTTCAGCAAGAATTAACCTAGGTGATTTAGAAATATTTCCTGAAGGCATGTCAGATAATCAAATTAAATCTGAACTAATAAAAGCTTTCCATAAAATTTTAAGTCACTCCGAGTCGATTGATGTTTCTTCCTACGGAGTAAAAATTCATAAAAATACTGCCTCAACTCGCAGTATCCCACTTCAAGCAGATGACGAAGAAATAAAATAAAATTATTCACTTAAGAACACTTGACAAGTAGCTCTAGAAAGGTTATTCTAATAACATACACGGGGGCAGGAAAGACTACTTAATTCCTCATCATCTATCAGCTCCTATTAATTCCAAGTGTGTTAGCACTGTGTCCGTGTATTTCTTTTGATGAGGGAAATAAATATGACAGAAAAAATTTATCAAATTGGCAAATGGCGAGATACTAGAGCTTGTATTGAATGCAATCATCACTTAACCTATAATGAAATCTACCATGCTCAGGAAGTCTGCAGATATTGTGGATGTATTTCAAAATTTGTGGGTGATAAGGTATTCCACTCATCTAAGAGGTTTATAAGAACTGAACCCTTATGGAAATTCTGGAAATGGAATAACATGGGATACTGGCAAGTTAAATCTAGACTAGACGAAAATTGGGATAGAGATATTGTAAAAATTACTAAGTATGGAAAATTCTTATGAAAGAAGTGCCAAAAGATGCAATTAAGGTAGGATGTTGGCAATTAGTTTCATGCTGCATAGAATGTGATACTATTCTAACTGATCATGAAGAGTTTTACTCTATAGGCATGTGTCCATACTGTGGATTCAAACATCCAAGTGCAGCAACTACTGTATATTGCAGTGAAAAATCTAGAAGATGGATAACTACTAAAGAATATACCTGGTGGAGATTTAAACCATCTGAAGGATACTGGCAATATAGAAAATGAACAGTCGTATCAGACTACCAAACCCTAAAGGTAGAATATTTGCTATTGGAGATATTCATGGCCAATTTATAGAGTTAAGTATTTTATTAGATCATGTAGTTAATACAGAAAAGTTTAAAGTAGGTGAAGATTTACTGGTTTTTCTGGGTGATTATATTGATAGAGGTCCTAGTTCTTCTAATGTAATAGATATATTATTAAAGGTAAAGAAAGAATTAGGTAGTTCTGCTTATTTTTTAAAAGGTAATCATGAGTCAATGGCACTTGGGTTTTTAGGATACCCTGGAGAAACTTTCGGTCAATGGCATATGGTAAATGGTGGAGACATGTTCTATAAGAGTTATGGACTTCAAGGCAAAGTTGGAATGTGTTACCACACTGGTGAGAGTATTATGCATCTAGATTCACCAAAAACTATGCGTAAGAAATTTCCTATAGATCATTTAAAATTTTTAAATAGTCTAAATCTAATGTTAGAGACTGATGATTATATTTTTGTACATGCTGGTCTTATGCCAGGTGTAAAAGTTGAAGATCAAGCTTCTGAGGATTTATTATGGATAAGGAATAGTTTTTTAATATCTGATTTAGATTTTGGAAAAACGGTGATTCATGGACATACCTCTTACAACAAACCTCGTTTTATAAAGTCGAGGACAGGTACTCCTAAGTATGATCGAATTGGCATTGATACTAAAAGTTTTCGGCCTAAAGGCTCTATTACGTGTCTGGAACTACCCAGTTTAACTCAATATTCTATTAAAAATCAAATGTATAGGTCTTGTAAAAAGGTTCATAAAATTTTACATGTTGACTAAAGAAGCAAATTAAATTATACTATATAACAATTAATATGTTAGGACAAAGACTACTAGAAAAGTTCAATGATTATGATCTTAATGAGGTTGAATCCACTTTTGATAACATTGTTTCACTTTGTGCTGATCTTGATAGATTAGAAGGGAGAAGAAAATTTAAAAATTTCGAAGACAGCATGTCTGGTAAGGTGCGAAAGTTACCTACTAAAGAGAAATTGGAAATCAAACGTAAGTGGATAGAACTATTTAAAGTAGCTGAAGATATAGATTTTCTTTTTATTGAAGATTATTAAAATATGAAAGAAACTAAAACAACAACTATTGTACAAAGATGTCCAAAATATGATAAGGACTATACGAATGGGTTTATAGTTCAATGGGCAGATAGTAAGTATCTGGTATTAGATGCTGAAGGTAACCAAGTGGAAGCTGGCACTATGCTTATTATACGAGATAGAATCGAGTTCCTCTCACAACTCTCAGAAGAGCAACTACTTGAATTAACTAAACAAGTTAAAGATGCAGTAAATCACGAATTATCAAAACGTCCCAAATAAAACATTTGTGTACTATATGAATACTGAATATTGAACTTCTGAAACTGTAAATGCAGTGTAAGAAGTGATTCTATATATAGAAAATTTTAGGAGTACATAATTATGGCAGGTAATCAAGATTACAAAGGTGTTAGACCTGAATCAACTGTAAGAAAGATTAAAGGCGTTGTACAAGCTGAAGGTGGAATACAAAGTAAGGCTACGGGGTTAATTCTAGTAGCAGCTACTGCAGATCTTCCAGATCCAGCTAAGCTTCCTGAGGGAAGTACGGTCTTTGATTCAACTGAGAGTAAGATGAAAATTGTTGTCGCTGGTGCTTATATATCAAGTGCAGTATACAGCTAAGAATATGATAGGTACCCTCTTTAATTAGAGGGTACTTTTAAGGTAGGTAACAACTAATGGAGTTAAAATGTCCATATTGCGATAATGACTTAGACCTTTTACCTAGTACTCATCCAGAGTATAAAAGTACGTTGTTAACATATGATGGTACACGAAAGTGGTTTGTATGCAACACCTGCGAAGGTGTCTGGTGCCTTGATAAGATAACCAAGAGTTGGAAAATTTCACCAGAAACATATACAAGATTTGTAGAAGAAGGCAAAATCCCTGATAGGCTAGAGTCTGAATAAATGAAAGAAGATGCTTGTAAAGTAGAAATTGCAGTTTCAAATGAATTAGAGGAATTCCAGCCCAGTTTAAAATTATTAGGTTCAAAAGAGTTAGAATCTGAAATTATTTCAGATCTTGATGAATTAATTAGAACATCCGAAGAAAGAGGATTAAGGCCACTCTATTTAGTTATTGGAAGATTGTTCCTAAGTGTGGGAATAGCTAAAGCACTTCAAGAAGATTTGGGAATAAGTACTTGGGAGAAAGAACTAGATCTTTATTCGACTCAAATTTCAGATGCATTTTACTTAAAAAAGAGACAAGTACTAGATATTACTGAAGAAAAAAATGGTTCAAAAGATACCACTATTGGATTAAAATTATTTTTTGATCCAGATGAGGAATATATGGCTCTAAAGGCAATTAATCCCGGACAGAAAGCTGTCATACATGAGAAATCTACTGGAGACGGACATGCAGTTATCTCCTTAGATATTAAGCCAGAAAGTATTCTAACAAAGTTCCGAAATATAAAATTATTGCAATAGTCAAGTTGATTTAACTTTAGAATTCAGGTATACTAACTTTAGTTTTACTAATTGGAGCTAGCATGTCAGAATTTGAGTTGGATTTAGATCTTAAATATCGCCCAGACAATTTAGGAGATATTTCAGGCCAAGAAAGTGTCACTAAAGTAATAAAGCAATATTTAAAGGAAAATGTACTTCCTAAGAGTATCTTACTGTATGGACCTCCAGGAACAGGGAAAACGACCTTAGGTAGGATTATAGGTAAAGTGTTAAATGAACATCCCTGCGGAACAATTGAGAAGGATTCTGCTAGTGACGGTAAAATAGATAATATTCGTGCATTAAAACTGGAGATAGTACATCATCCGATAGAAGGTGATTGTAAAACTTACATTTTTGATGAAGCCCATAGAATCAGTGCAGCTGGATTTGACTCACTTTTAAAAACCATAGAGGAACCTCCACCAGGAGTTAGGTTCATCTTCATTACTACTGAGAAAGAGAAGATACCTAGCACTGTTCAGTCAAGATGTGAATTACATAGATTTAACCGAATACCTAATAGTATAATTGATATTAGGTTAAAAGAGATACTAAAATTAGAGAAAAAGAAACTACCTCAAGCTTTAATTGATTTGGCTGTAGAATCTGGAGAAGGATCTATGCGGGGGGCTATCGTGGCTCTCCAGAAGATTTTAACCTTACATGCAAATGACGAAACTGAATTAGACATCACAAAGACTTTAGGAGTAGTAAGTTCAAAGAACTTATCAAGCCTCATGTACGCATATTTATTTCAAGACTTTTTCGAAATGAGAAAACAATCTAAGGTATTTAGTCCAGAAATTGTAGATCCAGTACAAGGTATTCATAGGTTGCAACAGTTTACTGCAGATTTAAGACTTGGGTTTGCAGCTAAAGACTTAGTTCCCGAACTAAAGAGTAACATTGACGATTTACTCGGAAAAATATGGGCCAAGTTCCCGGAATGTAATATGAGTGATAAAGCCTTTCAAGCTTTCATAGGAAACAGGGTTCACAAACTTTGGGAAAAATCCTTAGATATAGAACTTAAACTTAAAAAAACTAGTAACAAGTCTGCAGTAGTGGACATGATACCAGTGGAATTAGCTAGGTTGTGGAAGGATGCTTAAAAAAGTTTTTATATCTGAGTCATTGGATAGTTCATTGTTTGAAGTAAGGAATGACTTTGAAAATATTAAATTACAGTACTGCTCAGATTTGTCTTTTGAGCAATTTGTCTTAATGCATCAGCCTAACTTACTTAACACCTCAGGAGTTACAGGTTTTGTTGGGGTAGATAAGTTTGATGCAGTTAAATTATTATCAATACTAGAAGCACCTTTTCAGACTGAAGTTATTTGGGTAGTAGGGAAATTAGATAAACGAAAGAAGCTCTATAAAAGATTAAAAAGGTTATCAAATCTTGAGGAATGTGTAGATTTATCTGTAAAGAAGTCTAAAAAGGCGTTCTTAAAGAAATTATTTAAGGAATTTAATATATCGGTTAAACACCTAGATTTTTTTACAATGGTTTCATCCGATAATAAACAGAGTGTACATAATGAACTGAGAAGATTCAGTACAGCTTTAGAAGTAATGTCCGAAGAAGAGGCTTTGGGATCTGTATCTATTTATAAAGCAAATTTTGATGTATTGGATTTCATAACATCCCTATTTGAAGGCAGAGAAGATTGTTATTTATTTGCAAAGAAAATAGAGACTGTACCGATACAAGTACTAAGGGCTACACTAATAAAGCGATTAAACTCTTACATAGCCCTATCATTAGGTAGCTTAGACCAGGCAAAAATACACTGGGACAGGAATGGGTATTTCATATCTCAAGATAGAGCTGTAGCTAATAGATATGGTTTCCAAAATTTATTAGATATAACTGACTACATCGACAAAGTTTTTTCTAATTTTTTAGATTCCGATAATTCTTTTCTGCGTTTAACTAAATTAATATACTTTATACAAGAGAGAAGACTATGAGTATAGACCTGAAAAATTATTATTGCGATAAATGTAAAAGCAAAGACCTATATTCGGAAGAGATAGAAGAACCATACAGGCCCAGATTACTAGGTGAAGAAAACAAAATCAAATTCCCAAATCTTAAATACTATAGGTGTACATGTAATAAGTGCGGGTATTTTATAGAATACAGGTGTTAGTATATGAAAGTTATTGTAGCAGGTGGACGAGATTTTGATGATGCTAGGTTATTATTTGCAGCGTTAAATGACATATCAAAGGAGATCAAAATATCAGAGATAGTATCAGGAGCAGCTAAGGGAGCTGATAGTTTAGGAGAATGTTGGGCAAATTTAAGTAAAATACAGATAACAAATTTTGAACCGGACTGGAAAACATACGGAACGTCAGCTGGACCTATTAGAAATAAATCAATGGCAGACTATGGAGACATGTTACTATTGTTTTGGGATGGAAAAAGTCCTGGAAGTAGATCCATGCTAAGTGCTATGACAAAATTAGATAAGCCAGTTAAGTTGTTTAGGTACTAAATTATATTTAATGCAACTATAGAGATTTTAGTTTAATTATTCAGTTATATTGAAAATTAGACAATTGTACTATATTTAAAGTGATTTACTATAGTTGCCTAATTAATTGTACATCATTACCTATAGGTAGTTATACTTATAGAAACTGTTATAACATTTGTAATAGACTTGGACTGTAGTTTTATAAAGGGAAATCTCATGATACAGGCATTCTTTAAAGTAATAGAAGGGCAGTTGTATATTGCTCCAAATGAGGTAAAAAGTAGTTCATATACTTTAGCAATAGCTGACCACAGCTCCTATACCTATCCGATAGAAGGTTGGTATTATTTTACATCAAAAGAAGAAGCTATTGTGTTTTTTGGTGATTTAATATACGAGCTAGAAGACCCTGAAGAACTATTAGACTCACCAGATTAAGTAGCACTATAATCTATTTGTTAACTACCTAACATATAAGTATTTTTTTCTTAGTATACTATATACTGTATATGCGTATAGACTTAAATAAGTTAGTTCAACAAATTCAACAATTAGGAATCGATTCAGGCCCACTTACAGAGTTTCAGAGTGCTGTTTTAGGTGGATATGTATTAGAAGCTGACTACATACAAATATTAAATACACTGAAAAATCAATTACTTAAAACATATTCAGTAAGACAGAAACCCATGTCAGTTCAATTACTATTAGATAGGGTTAAGAATAAGTTGGATATAGATTTAAAAAATGTCCAGATTCAGGAGATTAATATACATAGAAGTAACTCAGATTTAAGAGGCATCAAAGATATAGTATCTGAACAGTCAAAACAATCTCAGGATTTAAATCTAGAAATTCTGAATGAATTAAGGAGTATGAAAGAAGAGGTTAAAGAGTTAAAATCTAAGAATACCACTGTAGTAATAAATAAGGACACACAAGAGTCATATCCAATTGATAATATTAATAATAAGTCTGATGGAGTGTTTGTCAATCCAATAGACGAAACTAGGGTGAGTAATCTGAAGCCTAAGATTAAGATTGAGTCTAAGAAAGGATCTTCAGATATTAAGGATAGGATTAAAAGGCTGAAGGCATTAAAAAATGACCAATAGAAAACTTACTGATATAGAGAAAATTCTGTTAGACATCTTAGCTGATGAGGGTATACCTTATGTTAGGGAATATAGACTTGGAACTTATAATGTTGATGCTTACCTTCCAAGTTATAAATTAAGTATTCAAGCAGATGGAAATTACTTTCATTCATACTGTTTTAAATGTAAGATTCAAAAAAAACCTACAGATAGACAGCTACTTAGGATAAAGAAAGACATAGCTTGTATTGCATACCATAAAAGATATAACTTAAGTATACTTAGATTTTGTAGCTGTGAGTTAAAAGACAATGCCAAAAGTGTAAAAAATACTATATTAAAGGCGATATCAGAAATAAACAAGGGTAACTTAGTTTACAGGAAAAGGAGACTTATTGAAGATGGAAAAGGAAAATAAACCTATGGAAGCTAAAAAGTATTTACCAGGGAGAGGGCTAGACGTTGGGACAGGTTTCCTAGTGGAGAGTAGAATGTTAGAATCTGGGGATGTAGAGACAAAATCAGTAAGGGATTCCTTTCTAGAACTTCAACCTAGAGGTGACTTAGTTTTTAAAATGATGAAAAAAGGTTTAGATAAATCAGGTGTAAGTTATATCCAAGAAGATAAGAAACTCCATATCTTAGGAAATGATTCTTTAAATGTAGCTATAGAGAAACAAATGACTGTAAGAAGGCCAATGCATAAAGGTGTAATTTCTCCGAGAGAGGCTCAGGCACTTCCACTCTTCAAAATATTATTAAAAGAGTTACTAGGAGAACCTGTTGTACCAAACGAGTTAGTAGTATATAGTGTACCAGCTTCACCTGAGGACGCTCCATTTGATATTGAGTATCATAAGAATGTAATCGAAAGAGTACTAGCAGATTTAGGTTTTATAGGAAAGGCTATAAATGAAGCTCAAGCAATTGTATTCTGTGAATTAGAAGAAGAGGACTACACTGGAATAGCAATAAGTTGTGGGTCAGGCATGACAAACGTATGTATAACTAACATGGCTGAAGTTATTACCACCTTCTCAGTAAGTAAAGGAGGCGACTATGTAGATTACTCCGCTGCGACAAGTTTAGGATATGATCCTAAGGACCCAAAAGCAAGTGATATTACTCCCAGTTTAATGACTTACACTAAAGAGAGTGGAATTAGTATTAAGAATCCAGGAAATGAAATGGCTGAAATAGCTATCTCTTCCTATTACAAAGCTTTAATTAAGTATATGGTAGAAAGTATAGTTAATAAAATTGATTCGTTAGAATCTAAGCCTAGGTTTTTAGAGCCAGTTAAAATTGTAGTATCTGGAGGTACCTCCTTAGCTGGAGACTTTCTAGAGGTTTTTAAGGAAGAGTTTGAAAAAATAGAAAGTAAATTACCTTTTAAAGTTAAAGAAGTTTGTCATGCGAGAAGGCCATTGGAGGCAGTTGCTGAGGGAGCATTTATAGCCTTAGCTGCAGAGGATGAATAACTATGAACACTTTTCTAGACTTAATAAAGAATATATTTTTGATCTTTAAAAGGCAGTCAGTTACTGAAGTATCCAAGAATACTAAAAGTCATTCAAATATAAAGATAGTGATTGATCCTGGACACGGGGGTAGGAACGGAAAAAGGGATCCAGGAGCAGTAGGAAAGCTAGAAGGTGAGCTGGTGTACGAAAGAGATACCGTACTTGATATTTCAGAACAACTAGCATATAAATTAGATGAGGCTGGTTATAAGGTAGTTATGACTAGGATTGATAATAATACTTTATCACATTTAAGAGACAAGGTAGCAATTATTAAAAAAGAAAATCCTAATATCTTCATTTCTATTCATGCAAATTCAAATGATGGAACACCAGCCCAAGGTATAGAAACTTTCTTCAATAAATCCAGACCTGAATCAAAAAAGTTAGCTGCATGTATACAAAATAACTTAATACTTGATTTTCCTAAGCATAAAGATCGTGGAATAAAGAATGGTAGTAAGTTTTATGTGCTAAGAAAACACTTAGTACAGGCATGTTGTTTAGTAGAGTGTGAGTTTATTAATCACCCTGATCAGGTAAAGTTCCTGACAGATAAGCATGAGGAGATAGCAGATGCAATCTTCTTTGGTATAAAAGAGTATTTAAATAAGTAGGGAGTATAAAACAATGATAGACTATAAGAAGAAAACAATACCTTCACAGCCCGCAGCACAGGCAGATCCTGATGCGGTAACTAGAAAGGAATTAGGTGGATTTGCTAAAAAGGCAGACTTAGCACCTTTAGCTAAAAGAGAAGAACTGGCTAAGTATGCAACTAAGGAAGAATTAAACGCTGCAAATTTAACTGTAGACCTAAATGGCTTCGCCTTAAAGAAAAACTTGACAGATTTAATATCTAAAGAGTATCTAAGAGCAGTAATAGATAGTTTAGGTTTAGGGCAGTTAGCGACAAAGTGTGAATTAAAAGATCTAGCAAGTAGGCGGGAATTAGAAAAACTAGTTACCGAAGAGCAATTGGCTAAGATAGTTAATCCTAATAAGTTAGCTGAATTCGCAACTAAGAAGGGATTAGAAGGTCGAGTAGCCAGAGAAGAATTAGATAGCTTTCTAAAGACTGAACTTGCTGTACTTAGAAAAAAAGAGAAACAAGAGATAATTGGTCACTTAGAGGTAAAAGGAGCCTTAACAGTAAATGGTAAGGCCCTAAAGACAGAGGATTGTATTGAGAGACCATCAATTAGAGTCATAAATTCTGCACCTGCAGTAGTAGTTAGATCAGATAGAAATGTAATAGTAAACAACTCTTCTAGTGCCCTATTTGGAGTTAAGCTCCCAAAGGGTGAGAAAGGACACGAGTTAGTAATTAAGGATGGAAGTGGAAGTAGTTATTTTGCATCCATAGTTATAGAAGGGTTTAAATTACCTGAAGGTAAGCAGGAAACAGTAGATGGACAGTCTAAAATATTCATAAGGGAAAATTACGGATTTGTTAGACTAGTGTTTAATGGAAAGTCTTGGAATATAGTAGGTAGATAATAACAATAAGCTTACATTGTCATTTATGCTCTGAGGGGTCAAGATTACTTGACTCCTTTTTTTATTACTGATAGTATATAATAATGGGACAAGAGGTAATCACTTTAAAAACCGGAGTAAATATCTACAGTAAGGACGCACTCGAAAAACTGAAAGAAGCTGGAATTCTAGGTAAAGATATAAGAAATAAACTAATTACTCAAGCTGTTGAAGGCAACACCACTGAAGATATAGAGAATTTAGCCGAAGATCTTATTGAAAAGTCGGGTGGAACACCGCTTTTCAAAGGAATGTATGGATACCCATATTGTACGTGTGTATCAAATCGAGAACAGATAGTACATGGATTTCCAAATAATAAGAAACTTAAAAAAGGAGATGTCTTATCCATAGATTTTGGCCTTAGACATAAAAATGGTTATTGCACTGACTCAGCAAGGACTGTTATTATAGGAGAAGACGGAAGATCCAAACACAAAGAACTAGTTAAATTAGCTAAAGAGGCTTTCTACCAGGGATTTGAGAAGTCCATACCTGGAAATACAACATCTGATATAGGACATGCTGTAAATAAAGAAGTAATAAAGCTTAGAAAGGATGAAGATTGGGACTCAGGATCTTCGTTTAAAATATTTGAGTCTTTTCAGGGACATGGTATTGGGTTAGACCTACACGAAGCACCTAACGTACCTAACAAAGGGAAACCCGGCTCTGGACACCCACTAATACCCGGTATGTGCATCTGTATTGAACCAGTAATCATATATAAGTCATCAAAAGTATTGAATATTTCAGTAAAAGGCGTGAGTCAGTTCTATACTTCTGATAGGAAGCCTTCCTCCCACTATGAAAATCAAGTATTTATACTTAATACTGGCCCAGTAATTTTAACTTAATTTTAATATCTGTACTATGTTCTATTTGAACTTACAGACTTTTGGTTTGTTGTAGATAGCAAATCGAGTTTAGATAGAAATGCTCTAGTTAATATTAACTAGGAGGAAAATATATATGATCTTAGTCGGAAAACCCCATAAAGCAGGTGCCACTCAAGAGTTAGATGGAACTGATAAGTCAACTGGCATTCAGTATCTAGCAGAAGAAGATGGAACAGCATTACTTAATGCAATAGACGGACTACCTTTCAACAACCCTGATGGGGCTGCTGGTAGTGTAGCTGGCGTTCCAAGCTTCTTAGGTGGAACACCTAATGGTAGTCCTGTGGCTAGTCGTAACACTTCTGGAAAGGGCGTTATTCATAAGACAGGTGTTTCATCTGCTCCTAAGAGTAATCCATTCCCAGCTCCTGGTGCGTCCCAAACACGCACTAGACCTGTTACAATTGTTGAGTAGTTAGTTAGTTAACTTAACTTAACTTAATGGACGCTTGTAGTCTGAGTCTTCTTTACTGAAGGCTCAGATTTTTTTTCTTTATTTTTTAATGTTTTTATGATACTATATACTAGTATGGAATCTACTATATTAGCATTATTAAAAGAAATAGAAAGTTTGGAAAACGATTTAAACATACTTTTAAAACTGGAGGATCCTGTTACAGATCAACTAGTTGAAAGAACTAGTGAATTGGCAGCTCTATCTGTAGATAGTTTAAGATTAAGACTAGAAGTAGTAAGTTTGCTAATTAAGAAAGCTTATGAAGAAGCTAATAAAACCAAACAGAAAGAAAAAAGAGAACAACTTCGAAGTACTATCTCTGTATTAATTAAGGAGGCTCTTTTTGATCTATTTCTAAAACTCCTACTATCAAACAATTGTAATTTAGCAACTGCTTCTGTTATACTGAAGGAGCAAGTAGGTGGAGTAGATTCGGTTGGAAATCCAACTGGAGGTTTATCTCATAAGTATGTATCTTTAATATTAAAATGTTTAAAAGATGGAAAATAATATAAACTTTGCAGCATATTGGAATGGGAAGGAAGATAATTGGATACTCAGTAAGTGTCCAACTTCGGATGAGGATATTCCTGTAATCGTAACAATAGAGAGACTCGGATCTGGAAAGTCAGTAGGTTATAATGTTAAAAAAGTAGAGAAGAAGTTTAAAAAAGTAAGTAAAGAGTTAAGAGGGTTAACAGCAGCAGCAGAAAAATGGAGTAAATAATGAAACAAATTCAAGTAGTTATGTTAGGACATAAAAGTCAATCAGGTAAAGATACTATATATGACATCATCGGTAAGGAGATGGGATTTAAAAGACTAGCGTTTGCAGATAAACTTAAGTATACGGTGGCAGACCTATATGACTTCTCTGAAGAACAAATGTTTGGAGATGAGAAGGACATTCTAGATCTTAGATATTCTAATAATCGTGATTTAGAGTTTATTGCAGATGTAGTTGGTGAGCTGGATCCTAATCCAGACTACTTACCCTATTTTACACCTAGAAGAGTATTACAATTATTTGGACAGGATCAAAGATCAATAAATCCAACTATTTGGGCAGATTATATATTTAATGTTCGGATACCTTACATGATAGAAGAGGAAGGTATTTCAAGATTTTTAATTACTGACTTTAGGTTTAAGAATGAAGCTATAGTAGCTAAGAAATGGGAATCCTCTAGTGATTTTAACACCTTACAGATGGTCAAAGTAAATAGACCCAATATAAAGTCAAAAACTGCTGCAGGTGATATTAGTGAAAATGATTTAAACGATTTTAAATATTGGACAGATACTATACTAAACGATGGGTCATTAGAAGACCTTGAAGATAGGGCTAAGGAAGTACTTACACAGCACTTACCTACTAATTGTACTATATTTTAAGTAATTGGGAATAGTTATTTAGGAGACACAATTAGTGGCAAATAGAGAGAAGGCACCAACATATACTACAGATAAGTCAGCAGCATCTTGGTATCCAGGCAGAGTAAATAAACCAACCTATCAGAGAAGTAGGGCAAAATTCCCTATGAATTACGATAGAAAAGTAGAATCTAATGTTCCCTTTAAAGATCCGACATTACACAGGGAGTGGGGAGGGAGAGCACCAATTATACCTCTAGGACACGATGAGCTTAGTATTAGACTGGCTAGGCCACTAGACAGTAGCAAGAATAGGTATATCAATCGAGCTTCAGACGGTCTAAAACTAGAGCCAGGATATATAGCAACGTCTAGTGGTATTGAACCTTTAACAGACCCACCGTTTACTATTGGACCACAACAGGGATATCCTCTTGATGTCCCAGGTATTATAAATGATGAATGGGAAAATGATAACAGCGATCCAGCTATTGCTGAGTTTTGGTACACAGAATTTCCAGCTCAACAATTTCAATTCACTCCTAGATACCCGTATATACCTATAAACACTTCAGCTCAATTTAATATAAGATGGCGATCTGATGGGTATATGTCTCCAGTGGAGCCTAACATTCATTATCCAATGGGTGGATATAAATTAAGGAAAACAAAGTACTAAATGTACTATACTTTATATAGAGGTAATTATGGCAGGAAAAACATTTTTTACATTTTATAATAATGAAGTTCAAGCGATATCTGGAACTAATCCAACATTAGTAGAAGAGCCTGAAATCCTTGGAGTTACTACAGTGATAATTGATGGCAAGAGAGAAGAAGTCGTAGCTACTAATGGTGTAGAGCAGTGGGTAGGACCTAAGATACCTGAGGATTATCCAGCAAACGATGCTGAACGTCAGAGAAGAAGAGGTGCTGTCAGAACAAGAAAATAATGGCCAATAGTCAATTTTTGTACTTTATCATAATATATGAGAGTACTATTGGACATATTAAAGACTTGTTTTGTTAGTTTTCTTTTTATTGTATTCTTACAAGCAATTATAACTAATTTTAAATATATTCCTATTACAAATCCAGAGGTCTATCCGAAACTACACTTTACTGGTAGTGAGGATGTTTCCCCATGTTCAAAATATATTAGAGTTAAGGAAGAATATATAAAATCCGTAAACTGCACTTTGGCTTCTGATAAAAAACTATATGACAAGTTTTTGGCAAATCCAGGAAAGTTGCTAAAAATTCCTGAATGTAATATACTTGAATTAAGTTCACCTGATGTATATTCTGGAAAAAGAATTAACTACATTAGGCTTAGACCTTCAGGCGGGCGTGTGTTAGGATTTTATACCTACAAGACAAAGCAAGTATTCATGGTAAGACAGCGGGTAGAAGATCTCAGAATTACCTGGAGACACGAAGTGCAACATTATGTGATGGATATGCTGGATGTAGAAGACGATCACTCTGAACCTGTATGGTCAAAATGTGAGGCCAAATATCATACCTCTTCTCTTATAACAAAGATCTTAGGAAATCCAGATTACAAAAGCTTAGAGGAAAATATATTGACAAAATTTAGTAGAATATTAGATAATTTGATAGGAAGATAAGATGACATTAAAAGAAGCACCCAAGGCTAAAGACACCCCTCTCAGGGCAGAGATGGGCGACAAGAAGTACTTTAAGATGATAGAGAAACAAAATCAGCATTATGATAAATACAAGGCTGGTAGAAGAGATCCCAAAACTGGAATGTACTATCACGAAATAAGTGGTACAGATCCTAATAAATCTATAGTTAGTACTAGTGCTAGTTGTGTGAGTCATACAATAGGTGAAGTGCCGTGTATTAAGTGTGGAGAACTTATTACTGTAGGATCTAATAGTGCCAGAAAGTGTTGTCTTTACTGTGGAGAATTAAATTCTTTTTCATCAGAGTTGAAAGATAGGTTAATAAGTGAATTAGACGATGAGCAATAAAGAAGAAGAGTTAGAGATAGTAGAGCAAGATTCTACAAAAGAAAAGTACACTAAAGTAACTAAGAAACGGTACAAGCAGTACTCTATGCAGAATGCTGAGATCACCTCAGATGATTTGTATCTATATGTACCTGAAAATACTTTAAAATTGGAAGAAAGAAATAGATTTTTAAAATTATGTGATAAACTAATAATAGAGTTAGGTTCGAAGGAACTTACAGAGACAGAGATAAAAGATATAGCGACCCTTTACCGTGATATTATCAGAAGAGATGAAATGTATAAAGTACTTACAGTCTGTGCAGGATCACCTGATAAGACAACGATGAATGACATTGTTAATATTTCAAAACAGGTAGATACTCTTCAAAAAAGTCTGAAAATTACAGCATCATCTAGACAAGAGGAAAGAAAGAATAGAAGAGAAATGACAATGATGGATATGTTAGGAAAATTTAAACAAGAACCTAAATTATTCGCAATGTTTGATAAACAGCAGCAAAAAATATTAGATAAGTATGAAAATAGTGATCACACCGATGTAGATGAGTATATGACTTTACATTCAGCTTTAGAAGTGGTAGAAAGTAAAAAAGATAAAAGTAAAAAAAAGATAAAGGTAAATACACCTTAATGGTTTTAATTCAATCTAGAAGTAATACTTTACCAGACGATATAACAAGATTAATTCATTTTTATAGGCAGAATCCTATAATAGCTGCTAATCATTTATTAGTAAGAGATGGTAGACCTGTGACATTATTACCAGTGCAGGGGAAGATTTTAATGGATTGGTGGCAGAGCAAGTTCAACCAACTTACTGCTTCTAGAGGATTTGGTAAAGCGACTGTTAATGGATCTAAAGTATTAACAGTTAATGGTTGGGTAAAAATTGAAGATATTAAAATCGGTGACCAAGTTATTACTCCTAAAGGCAGCTTAAGTAATGTCATAGGTATATTTCCACAGGGTAAGCAAGACATCTATAAAGTAAACTTCTATGATGGAAGAACCTGTGAGTGTACTAAAGAACACTTATGGACAGTCCGAGGGGTAAATGGATCTGGGCAGTATGAAGTATTAGAAACAGAGGATATTAAAGAGTATATTGGTAGTGGTAAAGCTAAGAGAAATCATAGGTATCCTAGAATACCTGTCGCAGAGAATGTAGTATTAGAAGTGGATAAAGAATTATACATACATCCGTACCTATTGGGGGCTTTAGTTGGAGATGGATGTATGACACATCACGTAGGATTTACTTCAGCTGATGGTTTTATACTAGAGAAAGTATCAAAGGCACTACCTGAAGATTTAGAACTTTCCAAGAGAGGTAAGTATGACTATGTAATAGTTCATAAAAAACTAAGAAATTTAGGCAGAGTTCATATAAACACTCTAAAAGAAGAACTAAAAAGGTTAAATATTTTTGGTAAAAAGTCCCAAGACAAAAGTATACCTGAAGCCTACATGAATCTATCAAGAAAACAAACCATCGAATTAATCCAGGGTTTAATAGATACAGATAGAACAACTGTGAAAGGTGGAAGTATAACCTACACAACGACAAGTAAAGAGTTGGCTACACAAGTGCAAACCTTAATTTGGAAATTGGGTGGAATATGTACAATACAGGCGAGAGTAACTAAGTATACGGATAAGTATGGAGACAAGGTTAAAGGAAGAAAGTCTTATAGATTAGGTATTAGGTATAAAGATAAAAGAGAACTGGTTTCATCACCTAGAAAATTAGAGAGATTTAAAGAAACAGATCAATATTCAGAAAAAAATTTTGGTCTTAGGATAGAATCAATAGAGTTTACGGGAAAGAAAGATTATGCAACCTGCATAAAGATAGATGATCCTGAAGAACTATATGTAACCGATGATTATATCGTTACTCATAATACGTTCCTATGTGCTGTATACTTAGCACTTAAAATGTTATTATATCCAAACTCAAGAATGGGAGTATTCGGTCCTTCCTACAGGCAGTCAAAACTTATTTTTAAAGAGTTTACAAAGTTTGTAGATGATAGTCCTTTATTAGCAGAATGCATTCTTAAAGAGCCAACTGAAGGTAATGATGCTTGTAAGTGTATACTCAAACCACCTGCAACGGGTTATCAGTCTAGTTACTTAAATGCTTTGCCAGTAGGAACAGATGGAGCAAAAATTAGAGGGCTACGTTTTAGTGAGATATTAATTGATGAGTGTGTTCAGCTCCCTGAGGTAATTCTAAGTAGTGTAATTCTACCTATGCTTGCCACATCAGTTGATCCTATGGGTAGGGTAATAGAATTAGAAAAACTTAAGAACGAGTATAAGGAGTCAGGAAAAAATAATATACAGTTAATAGAAAACTTACTCTCCACTGATAATGGATATATCGCGATTACTTCTGGATATTACCAATTTAATTACTGGTGGGCTACTATTCAAAAATTTTGGCAACAGATGAAAGCAGGAAGTAATAAGCACTCCTTAAATTTTGTTCCTTGGAATGATATACCTGAAGGTTTTTTAGAGCAAGACCTAATTGATAATGCAATGAATAACGATCCTTCGCATATGTTCCTTACAGAGTGGTGTGCTGAGTGGATTGCAGACTCAGCAGGTGCATTTCCGATGGCTTTACTTTCTGCATGTAGGGAAGTGGATCTAGTTCCATATTCAGAGAGAGATTTAAATAAACATAAAAACACCAAATACGTATTCGGAATTGACGTGGCTAGGGATAGAGATTCTACAGCAATAGTAATTATGGAGCTAGGGTTCGTATGTAAGGTAGTTCATATAGTAGAAATTCCAGGGGGCACTGCCTCTTTCCAGGATCAGGCAAAAACTATCCTTGATTTAATATTCAAATTCAGTCCTGAGGAAATTTACATGGATTCTGGAGGTGGAGGTAGAACTTTACAGGATCTACTAGCAGATCCAAGTCAATTAGACGTGGGAGATCATCTAAAAACAAAGATTATTGAGAAAGAGTCAAGCCCTTTTATGACAGGAAAGAGAATTCTTACTATGTGTAATTTTGTAAGTGAATTTATAGGTGATGCTAATAATAATACTAAGGCATTATTAGAGCAAGGTTTATTAAAATTACCTCAATCTAATAATCCAATAGAAGTACAAAGCTCACCAGACGCAAAAGGAAGGATAAAAACAATAGATTTAGTTCAGAAGATGATAGATCAAATAGCTTCAATCATCATAACTAGTTCAGGTGTTAAAGAACTTCCAAGGTATGATTTACCTAAAAATGCAAACAGCAGTAATGCAGCGCGAAAATCAAATCTGGACAAGAACACAAAGGATTTATATACAGCCTTCATATTAGCAGGTAAATGTGCGTATGATCGGGGGTTTAAGCCCGGAGAAGATTTAAGTGTACCTACAACAGGTATAATAAGGGAAATAAACGAACAAAGTTTGACATCTGGCCCAGATGTTGGTATGATACAACAAGGTAGACTAGTTTGTACACCTCAGGAGTTCATGCAAGAGCAAAGATCAAGCGGGATTCGTAGAATAAGGAACGGAGGAGTTATAACACAGAAAAGTGGTAGAAAAAAAAGACGACGATAAGAATAAAAAGATAGATAAAGCAGCCATAATTTCAAAAGTTAATAAGTCATTAAAACCTAAAGGTATCCAAATTAGTAAGGTTAGTGACATAAAGGACGGAAAATTATCGGCAGAGTTAAGTATTTCAGAATTTGATGCTGATAGAAATTTTTTTGCAAATAAAGATCAATTAAATAAACTAGTTACAGAGAGACAGGTTAATAGAGGTAGTCTATATCATAAATTAAATTTAAACAAGACAAGAGATAACTTTCTTCGACAGATAGAGATAGCAGGTTTAAGAGATATAGCTAAAGCAGTAGAGAATGGTAAAGGAATAGAAGAAGTAGTGAAGCAGGTCAAACAGACCAACAAAGAAATGGCTTCCCTAGAAATGGCCTCCCTGAATCAAAGATACCGTACACCTCTGAGCAATGAGGAACTAGATCTCAGAGAGAAAACACCTGACGAAGCGAACGCAGTTGAACTATATGAAAGGTCTGAAGTTGAATATTACAGATCTGGAATATATGGATCAGCTATAGACGCACTCACAGACTTCACATCAACAGGGTTCGTAAACGAAATAGCAGATGAGGCTATAAAGGAGTTTTATGATTCTTGGATTTTAGATACTAACTTTTTGAAGACAGTAGACAAGATAATTAATAACCTATTCAAGTATGGTATAGCGTATGTCATGCCAGGAACAGGTAGTTATGAGCCAAATACAGGTGGAATCTCATCATTGCCTGGGAAAATACCCACTAATACTAAGAAAAAACAAAAAGAGAAGGCAACCCTTCTTCGACTATCTAGAGATGTTTATGAAAAAGTAACTGGAAAAAAATGGACCAAACAGGATAAGAAAAGGTATGATGCAGCGATTGCGAGGGAAATAGAGGTGGCAGCTAAAAAAGCATCCGGGAAGATGCCAATAGCTTATACTCTATTAAATCCTAAACATATGAATGTAGAGAGTTCAGGGTTTTTTGGTGGGGCTACTTACACTTACACCTCTAAAGGTTTATCTGGTTTGAAGGAATCAGTAGAGAGACAAAAGAAGAGAGAAATGAGTCCAGAGGAGAAACAGTTAATAGGAATGGTCCCCACCAAAATGAAAGCTTCCGCTATAGGGGGAGATGACTACCTATTCACGGGTGATGAATTAGATGTCATATTTTTTCGTAAGGATGACCATGAAGCTTATGCGAAACCTAGAGGATCCAGGATTTTTGATGCCATCGATTATAAGGACGAACTAGTAGCAGCCGATTTTGCTACCTTAGATGGAATTTTTAACTATATTCTAAAGGTAACTGTAGGGGATAAGGACCACCCAGTTACTGATCTAAAGGTTCTAGAAGATCTAGCAGAAGCCTTTAACACCCCTCAAAAGGCATTCTCTGTAGTATGGAATCATACTTTGGATATTGAGAAAATAACTACCCCCGATATAGGTGCCATCCTTGGAAAGGCCAAGTATGAGCAAGTAGAGATGGACATTCAAGCAGGTTTAGGTATATCTAGAGCCATAATTGACGGCAGCTCTATACAAAATGCAGCAGCAGTACTATCTTCTAAGTCAACTCAAAGTCAGATAGATGTCGTTAGAAGAGCAATAACTGCCTGGATTTATAAGCAATATAAGCTAATAGCAGAACAAAATGGCTTTAATTCTTATCCGGTAGTGAGATGGCAACAATCAGTTATTACAACAGACAGTGATGCAGTTACTAGAGCTTCCATGATGCAAATGATTGATAGAAAACTAGTTTCCAGACATACCACTATGCAAGTCTTGGGATTTGATCCAGAAGCAGAAGTAGAGAAGATGCGAGAAGAGTTAAAGTTGGAAGCAGAGGGTATAGGAATACCTGGGAGTCCTTTTCAACAAACATCTGGAGACCAGGGTAGACCAAAAGGACAACCAACTGGAAACAAGAAACCAGTAGATAATACTAAAACAGTTACAAAAAAAACTAAGGTAGATAGTCCTACTCAACAAAAACAAACCAGAACCAAAGCTTCGGACAATACTAATATAGATGTAGAAGTAGAAGGTTTAATTAGTAATATTAGAGAGTTACCAGAAGGTGAGAAAAAGAGGTTAATCACATTACTAAAATCCAAGAAATAACAATGGGATATGTTTCTGTACTTTATCTATTTAAGAAGAGATTCTAATTTAAACAATAATAGGGAGGATTTATAAAATGAGTGACTTAATAGACACATTATATGCAAAAAGAGAAGCAATGGAGATAATTTTGCTTGGTATTGCTAAAGTTCTTAGCGACTCTATAGAATACATGGCTGGAACACCCACTCTTGAATTTGTATTACAGTGGCAAGCACAGATGAATGCAATGGTGATGGAAGTACAGTTAATAATTAATGAAGAGTATAAAAAGGAACAGCTTTTATATTTAGTTGACGATTTTAAATCAAGTGCATTCTGTGAGCAGGCTATAGAGAAAGCCTCAGTTCAGGCAGGAGTAAAAGTAAGTTGGACAGACCACTTAGGTGCCTGGAAAGGTAAAGTAGTATCCATACATACAGAAGTAGTGAAGAAGACAGTTACTAATTTTCATACCTTTAAGAATGAAAATAGTGAGTTTGAGTTAACAAGAGTAGGTACAGATAGAAACCCAGTACTTTACATAGAAGTAGACTCAGCAGAAAAGGAAGGAGAAGTTGTTGGAACTGCATTAAGATCTGCAGGATCAGTTACTATTACTTCTTAGAAAAATTATAAAACTCTTTGGAGAGGTTAGATATGAGTAAAAAATTATTGTTAGAAGCAATTTTAAACGTACATCAGGAGTTATCTGATAAACGTAAAAAAGAAATTGCTGAAAAATTAGAACTACCCCAGAATAATCAAAAAGACCTCATGTTTATGTCAGCTATTCTAGTCTCTACTGGAGTAAATAAGAATGGTGCAGGTTTCCTAGGATCAGAATTAGTATTAGCCAGGGAATCCATTACACAAAAACCAGTTAACATTTCTCATGAATCTAAAGATGTTATAGGACATATTACGTCATGGATTTTCATGGATCAAGTTGGTAATGTATTAGACGATAAAGAGCTATACGCTAAAGCTACACACTCTGATGAGAAGGAGAGAAAGGAAGCTATAGCCGAGTTAGACAAGATGGAAATGGATATTGGAATTATCTGTGCAGTCTATAGAGCCAACTTCCCAGAAATTTCTGAAGAAATAGAGATGGGCAAGTGGAAAGTATCCATGGAATGTTATTATGATGATTTTGATGTCCAAGTAGATGATGTTATCCTATCCAAGAATGAAGCAGCTGTTTATGATAAGGCTGATTCCACAATAAATAGAGAAGTTAGAGATGTAGCAAAAGGTAAGTGTCTTGGAAACGAAAGGATTGCCAGAATGTTAAGAGGAGTTAGGTTCTGTGGTGTAGCTATTGTAGGTAATCCAGCCAATAACAGATCTCTAATACTTGAGGCTGCTAGTCAAGTGAGGACAGCGAAGAACCTACCAGAAGCAGCTAAAATGAGTTTAATATTAGTGGACTTGGATAAGTTAGAAAAAGATTCAATTAATGAAGTAAAAAATAGGAAAGAATTCAAAGTAGCCGAAAGGAAAGACACTGGATTTGTACTGATTGTCGGATCTGAGATTAAACATCATTATAGCACTTATGAAGAGGCAAAAATTAGATCAGTGGAGATGGCAAGTGATGGTATAGTCGTTAGATTAGCTGAGTTAAATTGTTCCTTTCTAAGGGCAGAAGAATTGGCCGAGTCAGAAGTAAGCGATACGGTTATCCATACTGACAGTGAATCTTATGAGATAGTAGGTAGTAGTAAAGTTTCATTTATAGTTGAAGCAGAGAAGAAGTCAGAAGGAGACGACGAACTTGAAGCAGTTTTAGAGGCGGGATCAGATAAGGTAGATCAAAAGGCAGTTGAGCAAATAGAATCACTATTTAAAATAGTAGATAAGTCTGATGAAACTGAATTTAAAGAAGAAAAAGAGTTCCCAGTCGGTAAGGCAGTTGAGAAAATAGACAAACTTAAAGTACCAAGAGTAAAGGGTACCACTACTAAAGAGAGAAAGAAGTTGTCACATACCTCTTTCGGATTGAGACAGGAAAGGAAGTACCCAATTCACTCGAAAGACAGGATTCATGCAAATATGAAGTTATTTCAATATATTAGTAAGACACTTGAGGAGAAGGATCAGAAAGAGTTCTTCAATAATTTAGTAATAGCGGGAATAAAGTTAGGTATATCTACAGAAACTTTCGAAGAGTCAGTAGAAGATCTTGAATTTGCTGCAGAAATTGACTATAGCGCAAAGTATGGGCTACCAAGGTTAGAAATGTTTCCTTTGGATACTAGAGAGCAAGTAATATCTGCTATGAGCAAGTTTTCTAGACTTAAAGTTAAAATGAGTTCCTATGAGAGAGAAATGTTAGTAGTTAATATATTAAAAGCAGCAGCAACTTTTGGGATAAATACAAATTCTTTTAAACAGAGGGCATTAAAAACAAAAGCCGTTAAGAAACAGGCAACTAAAAAGTAATGGTTAAATTATTCGAGTCATTCCCCCAAGAACTAAAGGACAAGGTACAGGATAAAGACCTAAAGGCTAAACCTAGTTCAACTGAGGAAAAAGTTAGTAATTACAAGAAGTTAAATAAGAAAAAAATAAAGATAGCTAAAGAATATGCTTTTACTAATCTTAAGAAATTACCACTAGATGGTAAGCGTCAAGTTTTATCTGCAATGGAGCATCTCTTAAAAGTAAAGAAGGTTTCAGAGCAGGAAATAGAGGAAGCTTATAAAAAAATCTTAAAAGTAGCAGAATCTTACGAGATTTGTACTATGGGATTTAATAGTAAGTTTGAGCAATATCTATCTAAGAAAAGTCTTGAAAGAGACAAAACCAGAAACTAGGAGGTTTCAATTAATGGTAAAAGAACAGCTTGAGACTAAAGAAGTTGAAGTTACTGAGGAAGAAAGTACTACTGATAATTCAGAAAGTATCAAAGCCAAAGTAGAAGCGACTTTGGAAGACGTTCAGCAGTTAACCGTTGATGTAGCCGATCAAGCAACAGAAATCGAAACCCTTCATACAGAGGCTGAACTAAAAGATAAGGAATTATCTGAGTCCCAGGCAACTGTAAAGGATTTAGAGGAAAAGTTAGCAGCAGCTCTTGAAGTAGCAGCAAAAGCTCAGGAAGAGCTTGACGCTATGAAGGAAGCAGCTATGATCGCAGAGCGTGTTAGTATTTTGAAGGAGAATGATATTCTTCGTTCAGGAGAAGACAAGCTTGTGGCGCAAGCGGAACGTATTTCCAAAATGTCAATAGAAGAGTTTGAGGCTTACGTCGAAGACCTTACTGACATTAAAGAAAGAATCTCAACAACTTCTAAGGCCCATGAAGAAGAGGCTAAGGAAGAGGAGATCGATTCCAAAGTAGACGAAATTGTACAGGGCGATGCTGAAGCAGCAGCCTCTGCCGAAGAAGTCACTGAGAAATTGAAAAAAATTCTTTCAAATGAAAAACTTCTGGAAACAGAGGAAGAAGAGGCTCCTAAAACGGAGACAGAAAAGCAGGAAGATGAAAAACTAGCTGAAGAGACCGAAGAAGAGAAATCTTTAGAAGAATCAGAAGAAGTTAAAGAAGAAGCTTCGTGTAATTCTAGTAAACTCGACGCTAGAAAACTAGTTAACGATTTAGTTAATTGTTTTTAGTATTTTTATATAATATAAAATTATAAAAGGATGGGAATATAGTTATGGCTTTGATTCCTAGACATCCAGGTATACAGAACACAATGCTCGTTCATGACGAAGCAAGTGGAGCTATGGAACCTGGTGCTATTGTGTATCTAACTGCTGAAGGTAAAGCTGCTAAGTGCGTAGCCGTTTCCGGTAACGTACCTTACGCTATTTCTTTTCAGCGTGTAAAGGCTCAGTCTGCAAATCTCCCACAAAACTACGAGTTTCCTGGTGAAATCGGAGCAAGTGATGCAAGACTTGGTGACCCTATTCTTCTTTATCAAGAAGGTGGAATTTACCATACAGAGAATTACAATATAATCGGAGGCGCTGGTGTTGCAGCTGGTACAGTTCTATACTGTCAAGTTAACGATACTGCTAACAATGGAAAATTAATAAATGATGATGGATCATCTCAGGACGTTGCAGTAAATGTTGCAGGTGTTCCTGTGCCTTGTGCGATTGTACAAGAGCCACTGACAGCAGAGCAAGTTGCTGCAGGACAAGCACTCTTAATTCAGCTAAAGCTGTAATAAAGGAGAGAAAATAAGATGATTGAATTAATCAAAAATAAGGAACAATTTAAAGCACTAATGAAAGCTGTTGCAGCGAACTATGATGATCCACAGGTTCGTAAAGCAGTAGCCCAAGCTATTCAAGTTCCAATTCTACAGCTAGTTCGTGATGAGTCTTTAGCACGTCAACTGTTCGCAGTTCAGGTCTTAGACCCCGGTGCTCAGGCTAGTTACCCAATAGCTGATGATTTTGACGTACCAGTATTTGTACTACCTAAGGTTGGTGCAGTTCCACGTAATTTCGTAGAGCTAGCTGGTGAAGAAATCGTAGTTCCAACGTTTAAAATAGGTACTTCCTGTGAGTGGGCACTTAAGTATGCTCGTGATGGTCGTATTGATATTGCAGAACGTTGTATGCGTACAGCTGCTCGTTCAGTAGTCGATTATGAAGAAGAAAGCGCATGGAGACTTTTAGCTCCAGCTGCAACCTCTGCCTTCCCAGGCAAAGGACTTCTTCCTGCACGTCCAGCTCCTATTGTTGAAATTGCCGGTGGACCCGCTGCAGGCTTCTTCAGTAAGGAACTAGTTAACCAGATGATCGTTAAAATGAAAAGAACAAGACGCACTCTAACTGACCTCTATGTATCTCCAGAAGATATGGCAGATCAGAGAGAATGGTCTGGTTCACAGGTTGACGATACTACTAGAAGAGAAATCTTTGTATCTGGTGGAATGGATGAGCTTTGGAAGGTTAAACTTCACGAAGTACATCAATTAGGTATGACTGGAAGGTACAATATCAACTCTAACGACAGCGAAGGCGGTCTATTTAAAGTCGGTAGTGGTGGTCAGTTTAATGATTACGCACCTACAGACGCTAATAAGGTTGATGCCAACTTGAACTTGGTTACAGCTGGAGAGACTCAGATTTACGGTTTCGATCTAACATCTGATGACTCCTTGGTTATGCCAATTAGAGAAGAAATGAGATTCTTTGACGATCCAACACTACATAGAGAACAGCTTCAGGGCTTCTATGGTTGGGAAGAACTAGGAATCGCAGTCCTTGATCCTCGTATGATAAGTATGGGAATCATAAATCGCGCCTAGTTGCCGATAAGTAATTAATTTTACTATAATGCTCACTTGAAATATAGTGGGCATTTTTTTTGTAACTAGGTATAGACTATACTATATAACTATGGTATACTAGGTAAGTATAAGATTTACTTTGAAGGAATAAGGTAACAATCAAATAAGAGTTTCAAAACTCGGAGATAGGAAAGGATTGGTTCAAGGAGATAAAAAAAGACCCAGATCTAGGGTTGCACAGAGTTCAGATGCTAGATTCATAGATCAAGGATATCTCTATGCAGAAAACGGCAATAGGGATATAATTGGATATGTACCCTTAGTTGAACAATCAGATTTTTTAGATATAACGGATGTACCTACTCAGCATGGCGTTTTAATTTATAATAAAACTACAGGGTGTTTACAATTAAGTGATCCAGATAATATGCAATGGATTTGCTTTTCAGGAAGTGTGCCCCCTGTTGTGTCTGGAAGTTATGCAAGTCACATTGGAAGTCTAGATGGTAATACTAATGGACTATTAGTCTCCCCATTTTTTACTATAGGTAGAGTTGCAAGTCCAGATTCTTTAGGAGTTCCTTTCTATACAAACTCCTGGGACAATGATACTAACAGAGATATAACTAGAACTAATACTTTAGACTGGAACTTAGACACTGGACAGAAAATAACAGATCTTCAATCAGGAGAAGTAACTGTAAAATATTACAATGGTAACAATGTGCTAATTCATACTGAGACTTTAAGTTTAGATGGTTCCTTAAATGACCAAGTAAGTACGCCACAAGGATACTTAGAGATAAATTCTTTACAAAGGAACTTTGATAGGATAGAAGGATTTGTAGAAGTTTCTTTACCCGCATTTAGCTTATTAGGTGGAACAGGTTATGTACAAATAGTAGTAGAACACATTGTTGATTCAGCTTCCTACTCACAGGTAATAGATTATTTTTTGGATACTGGAACAGCACCTAGTATTAATTCTCAAAATTTAAAAATGGATGCAGTTGCAATTAAATGGTTAAGTGGCATTAAGTTTGCAGGTCAAGGATCATCAGTAGAGTTTTACTTAGATGCTTTGGAGGTATGGAAAGATACGTACAGAACAGATCCTATTCTAGTTAATTCAATTGAATATGGTATAAACAACTTCGTAATAAATTATAATAATGTAGATGTTACTAGTGAAGGTGTAAATCCTCCAGTACTACCTTTTGAACATGCAGATGATTTTATATATAGTGGTACTAAGAGTATAAACAACGATGTAATTAATCCTGATGAGGACAATAATTTTGCACAGATGCGTTATGTGGTAAGAGATCCATTTTTTACGAGTAATGGTTCCTTATTTAGTGCGAACCCTGAAATACTTATAAATACATTTGGAAATCAGTCAACGGATACTTTAGAGTTATTTTTAGATGAAGATTATCGCATGACTAATGCGAGTGGATCAGTGGTAGGAATAAATGGCCCATCTAGAGGTGCTAGGTCTTGGGACTCAACTATGACGTTAATTTCGGGTACTGGATTGCAAGTAATAAATGGTTTATTAGTGTTTCCTCAGGTTGACTTTTCTAGTATGGATCCCCTGGCTAATAGAGATTATACTAGTATTGTGGGGGAGGGAACTGATAAGGTTTACATTAGACAGTTTAAGGATTCATCTGGTGTTTCTAGAACCAATGGAGTATTTAGAATTGCTGGACTTACAGAAGTCCAAAGAACCTCTAAGGAGGTGTTAGTAGAGATTAGAGTAGTTGGAACTCATATACCTGGAAATGGGGTACAAGGCCCCGGAAATGAAGGGACTGACTGGCTTAGCTTAAATGACCCTTATAATATTGGAACATTTACAGGTGATGTTGGAGATGGTTGTTTTGTAAACACTGGTGGATACCTAGCCCCCGAATTTGAATTTACGTTTGGTGGTTTTTCTACAGCATTTGCTGAGAATAAAGCTATAGAAGCAAGAGTGACTTTAAAAAATCCTGAAGCCGTTTCAACTGTTATTACCAGAATGGAGATTATTAACTGGACATAATTTATGGCTGATTTTTCAGATACCGAAAAGTTAAATATTAATTTCAAACACTTGTTTGGTCTGCAGGGTACTGTCAATACTGACCCAAATGCTGGTGGTAAGATGTGGTACGAGGAGAAAGTACCTTCAACACATATAATTTATCCAGAGGATATCTGGGCAAATTCAAGTTTAATTCCAGTAACAACTACTCAAGCTCAAGCTCAGGCTGCAGCAACTGCTTCTGGTTCTATAGTAGAAGATCGTAGTCAGGGGGAGGGTATTACTCTTGTAGCTAATGGACTTGATTGGGACATTCTTACTACTACAATAATTCCACAAATCGGATATCAAGTTACAGATGTACATCCTAATGCAACTTATATTAAATCTATAATAAATGCAGTAGATAATGGTGGGGGAAGTTATACTATAACTTTAAATAGTAACTCAGGTGTTTCTGCTGGCTCTGCTGTGTTACAGAGTAGGATATATCTAACAGAGGATTTAGCATCAAACGGACTTGCTTGGTTTACTAAAGACGAAGCAGGCAATACATTTTCTAACAATATCAAAAATTTTATACCAAATGCTAGGTTTGGCACTGGGTATGCTATTAGACTATATGAAGCAGATGGCACCGAAATTTTTACCACTCAAGGAGCTTGGATACCGAACTGGCAGCAAGGACTTATACTTTTTGGTTCTGGATTTACAGCAGATGATTTGGGATATTCCAAACCGCTATACATAGAGGCTTTTAGATACATTGGTTCATTTGGTGGAGGCTCTGCATCAATTGCTGGCAACTATGGGGATACCTTACATCACAATGGGTCAGGATTTGCAGCAACAGACGCACTATGGTGTGATGGTAATGAAGTTGCAGTAAAAAATAAACTTACAATTAGTGGGGTATTAATAACTACATCAGGATCTTCACCAATATCCTCAGCAGAACTAGGTGAAGAAGGTGAGGTACGTTGGGATCGTAACTTCATGTATTACCACACTGGGGCATTCTGGGTAAGGTCAAATTTCCAGAAATTCTAATGAACTATAGTAACTACACTAATTTGTACTATTGTATATAAGAAGGTCTATTAGATATAATATCCAGGTGGAGGTACCTCAGTGAATGATTTCCATAAGTTAGAAGCGGAAGAGTATGTACAATTAATTCAAGCATTCAAAGATATTGAGTATATCAAAGATAGTCTTAAAGACCTTAGAACTGAACACAGGAAATTAAGTGAAGAACTAAAGAAAAAAAGTGAAGAAATGCGAGATACATTCTATGTCGCAGAGAAGACCCGAATAGCTTTTGAGGAGCACTCTGAACTATATTTAGAAAAGTTAGAGAATATGAAGGCAAAATTAAGAAAAGCAACTGATAGTTTCGAAGATTTAGATACTGAAGTTACTAATATCAAAAATAGTAAACTATCTTTTATTATAAAGACTGTGGCAGCAACTGTATTAGCAGGTCTGGTAATAGCTAAACAGTTAGGATATATATAGGAGTTTAATATGTCAAAACTATTAGTAATTGATTCCAAGAGTTATGAAACAATGTATAGAAGGAAGCTACTGACAATAGAGTCTGATATCAAGTTTATAGAAACGTTAAATGAAGATCTAGATAAGGATTTAAACAACTATGATTTAGTGATAGTTAGTCATCTATTAAGGAATAGAAATGGTATTGAAGTTTATGATAGCCTAAGAAGTCAAGGATATGATGGAGATATAGTAATTACGTGTTGTAAGGGAGAGGATGTATTAAGACCCTCTTACAATGGAATTTCTGGGATAATTAGTAAGACCACCAACTCAGAGGACTTTAGTACATATATAAGTGAGATCATGGCAAGTTAAGGATATGGCTACATTTACTGAAGAGATAAGTTTAACACAACCAGAAGAAGTAATAGTCTTTAGAATACGTCAACTAATAGGTGATGAGAAGAGAACTGTAGTAGATGATATCACCTCAGTAGATTACTGTGCTAATGTAAAATTACAAGGTTCTATGTATGGATTAGAGGAGCCAAAAGGTTGGCCAACTGACATTGTAATTGGTGGAGCTATAGTAACAAGTGGAGTACAGGTTCTGAATCATGAGTACTTACAGTGGGATACAGTACCAGGACCCTTGGTTTCAGGGATTAGTTTAACAGTAGTGTACGATAAGTTCAGACATTCAGATTTAGAGATAATAAATACATACGATACTTCTGCACATACCTTCCTGACAGGTCAATGTTCTTTATCAGATACGGATTTGGGGGAAGATTTATTATCCCTCTCTACGGCTTATGTACTTTTAAGTAAAGATATGTCTAAGTATATTAGTGAGGCAGTTAACTTAGAAGACAGTGATAGCAAATTTGATGCTAGTAGGAGACCACAATCGTTAGCCACATTTATGAACATAGTTGGAAAAGAGCTTAAACATTCATTAGAAATTAAGAGTGGATGTAAGATGATGAGTCTACCAGTCTACAAGGTTGAATAACCATGAAAATACCTAAAGATCTAAAGAAACAGTTTCACAAAGGTATGAACAGTTACATTAAGGAGATGGGAAGATCTTTAGCCGTAATTATGGATCCATATGAAGTAGACTGTCCCAATTGTTTTGAATATGGTACTTTAATAGAGACAGGTAATGGATTGAAAGAAATTCAAGATTTTGTGCCAGGTGATCAAGTTATAGATGGGTTAGGTAACCTTCAGCAGGTTTCAAAAACTTTTATCAAGGGAGGGACGTTTAACTTTAATACTATTCATATGTATGGAAACAGTGTAGGTATATCTGCTACTTCCAATCATAAATTAAAGGTATATTCTAACTTAGGTACAAATTATAAACCAATAATTGGAAAACAGGTAGAAAAGTCCATAAGTGATATTCAAAAAGGTGACTTAGTGTTTAAAAGTATAAGAGAGTTACCAAAGGAGAGATTAGTTGAGAGGAAGATAAAGTGGAAAGAGAATCTCACAGGCCCAAAGAAAACCTCACCAGAAAAATTACAATTATCTAATGATTTGCTATTTGCAATAGGATTATACATAGCAGAAGGAGTAACGTCAAAAGGTAGAAGTATACTTTACTGTTTAAATAACTCAGAGAGAGATGTAGGTATTAAAGTATGTGACTTATGGTCAGAAGTCTGCGATTTAAACTATGGAATACAAGATAGACCTAATAGTAAGAATCTAGTTTTTGAAATGTACAGTTCTAAGCTAGCTGATTTACTAGATAGGTGGTGCGGACACTTAGCAGGAAATAAGAAGATCCCAGAAGAACTATATTACACATTAAATGAGGAGCAAACTATGTCTTTAATTTCTGGTCTTTATACTGGAGATGGACATTTTGAAAAGAACCTTAATGCTAATGTGTTAACTACAATTTCTAAAAAATTAGCATATCAAGTATATAATCTACTTTTATCTTGTGGATATAAAGTTAGTATAAGAAAAACTAATGCATTTATTGATAAAAATAAAGTAAAGCATAGAGATAGCTACCAGATAAGATACTGGAATGATAAGGAGTATAACTTGAGAGGATCTCTTCAGGATGGTAATAAACTATTTCAGGTGGTAAAATCCTTAGACTCCTTTAAAAAAGAAACAACTGTTTATAATATTGAAGTTACTAATGAACATAGCTACATAGCTGAAGGTATAAGTGTTAATAATTGCATCTTTGATACTGTTAGAGGTAAATCAACTAATATATATTATTCAGAATTTATCAGACCTGTTAATATCTTTGTTGGATCTTCAGTCGAGCGGAAGGTTTACCCACAGCCTTTCAATGTTGAGTCAGCACCTGCAGGGATACAGTATGACCCTTCATTAGATAATCCAAAAATCTTAAGAACTTCAATATGTCCAGTATGTAAAGGACAGGGTATACTAACTGAAAAAAGATTTGAATGTATAAAAGGTCTGGTAACTTGGAACCCTAAAGGAGACTTTTTAGACTTATCCGCTGGTTGGGATGGTGAGAATGTTTGTAGAATAAAAACTTTTAAATGTAATTATGCCTTGTGTAGAGATGCAAAAAAGTTTATAATAGATGGAGTGGAATGTGCTTTAACATCTCCACCAAGAACTAAAGGACTAGGAGCAGATCATATAGTGGAATTTTATACACTTACAGTAAAAACAGATAAGAGCGTATCAGATCATTATGATACAGACCCGAGAATTATAAAGAATATACATGGATCTAGTTCGGATCAAGCAGATTCAGGAACTCCAAATGATCCTCCCACTATACCTAGCGATGATGGGCCATGGTAAAGGACTTAGAGAAAGCTAAAAAAGGGATAAGAGATTTAAAGAGAGATCTGAGTAGGGCCTATTATCAAGAGGTTAGAAGGAGGTTAAAATCAGATCAAGTTCATCAGTTTTTTACTGTAAAAGTCATGCAAATGTTTCAAGGAATGCAGGAGGAATATTGGGGGGGAGAGGCAGAAGACGACCCTACTAGGTTTTTAAACTTTTCAGAAATTATCCAAGAGGAAGTTAAATCTCAATTAACCAAATCAGCTAGCAGTGTTACAGATAGTGGAGAGGTTACAATAACAGTATTATCTAATGAATTTTTAGGTATAGGAGAAAATGTAGGACCAGGTGATAGTTCACCTATTAAATGGGCAGCATACTTTATTCAAGGCTCTCCAGAGTCTAGTTTAATTTATACTAAAAATTTAATTTGGTATAATAAAGAGTTAGCTAAAAAGTCTAAAAATGAAAGTATTTCCAATCTTGGTAGATTTGGAGCTGGATACCTTATTCGTACAGATTCTAAGTATGGTAAGGCTCTAGTATCTAAGTATGGAGATGCAGTTATTCATCCACAGTCAGGAAAACCACCGAAAGATTGGTTCGAAATATACAATGTAATAAATCCTGATGACATTTATAGTTTGATTCAACTACCCGCTCGTGATGCAGCTCTAGAAAGAGTTTCATTTAAAAACTCAAAATAATTGACAATTACGTTTAAATTAGGTATCATATATACATGAAAGTATTTTGTGATATAGTATTATTGGTTATCGCAATAGAAGCGATAACTTATGCTATATTAAATGCAGGCTTGTTTGATAAACTCAGGACTTTATTGAAAGATTCTTGTAATTTCTTAAATGAATTACTATCTTGTGGATATTGTTTTTCTTTTTGGGTTTCATTGAATGTACTAGTTTGTTTTAATGTTAATATTGATCCTGATTTAAATTTAATAGAGGGATGTCCCTCTTATGTTAATTTTTTACTTTCTTGGATTATACTGCATAGGTTAAGCAACATACTTCATGGCGCTATTGATAAGTATTTTGATAAGGATAAAGATCGTAGATATATTAATATTTTTACAGAGGAGTAAATTAAATGGCAAAAGATAGAAGTTTTATAAGATATCATGGTAATAGTCCTGTTAGGGCGTTGGGGCATGACTGGCACCCAGGTATTGGGAAGGAATACAGAGATATTCCATTAACCAGCATATTTAAGTTTTTTAAAGATCGCAGCCCTGTCAAAGAATGTGGAGAAGAATTCGTAGTTTGGTTACAAGGTAAATATTTAGACAGATTTAAAGGTAAGTTTGTAGCACATTTCGATAGGGGATTCTATCAAAATAAAACTGTCAGTGAAGAAGTACTAAAATCAGCGGAGCCAGAAGTAGAGTTAGTAGAATCGGGAGAGGTACAAGTAGCAGACTCCCAGGAACAGGCTATGGAGGCACTTCGTAAGAGTCAAGTAAATACAGTCCATACTAAACCAGTGCCAGAGATAGTAAAACAAACTACATCGGCAGTGAATTCAGAGAAAAGCCTAGAAGGACAAGTAGTAGTAGATACACCTGATATGAGCACGTCAAAGGCTATGTCTGTACAGTCTGTGAAAGAGATGAATAAGAATCAGTACATTGATGATAATGTAATGACTGGGGATGATCTAGATACTAATAGTTATACACAGCTTAATGGTAATAGCTATGCTGTAACACCTGTTCAAAATATTCCAGACGAAAGTAGCGAAATTAATGTAATAGAGATTGAACAGCCTAACTCATTTATGGCTAATCCAGCACCAAATCCAAATGCTTCCCTAACTGAAGTAGTTTCAACTGGACAAACAGGTGTTATTACAACACAAGAGGTACCAGTTACTCACAAAGTTGTAGAAATAACTGAACCAAGTTCCGAAACAGTTGAGAGTATTAGCTCAATAAGTGGCCCAGGACCAGTTGTCACAGCTGAAGGCGCAAATGGAGACAGAGTTCAGGTAATAACTGGCGACAATTTACAATCAACCGCTAGGAGTGTAGATCAAGTAATAACTACTGGGAAAGGTACTCAAGTATTTCAAGGTACAGCTACACCAGAAACAATTACACAGGATCATATTATAAGAGCAGCTACTACAAAGGAAGCCATTGAAAGTATTAATAAATGTACTGATTATGGCACTCTGAAAGTAGCAAAAAGTGTTTTACGTAATCAAGGAAAGCAGGATCTAATTAATGCTGTAGACCTGAGAATACAGAAATTAAGAGCTAAAGGATACTAGTAGTATGTTTCTAAGCGTTAAGCAGTGGCTCTCTAAGTTGATGTGGATGTTGATATCCTTTAAAGTTATGTCTTTTGTAACACTGACTATACTTCTTGTTGGAGCTTGGTTAAGTGTTCAGAGAAGTCTTGATACTACTGTTAGGGTAATTACAGAGTTACATGATAGTGGATATATTGATAGTAAACAACTTGCAGAGCTACTGTCTAACGCACAGAAGGTGTTGTTTGATTCTACTTTGGGACATGTATCTACTTTCGGTATTAGTGTATTAGTCGCTATAATAGCAATAAAGGGTTTTGGTGATTGGAACGATGCAAGTAAAGAGAAAGTATTAATAAATAAAATGGATAGAAAAGATATAGAGGATGGAGGATTGAAGAAATTCCTTCCTAAGAGTTAATAATTATGAATAAACTAGAAAATACGACTAAGAAACTAGGAGAGTTTGCAGAGAAGAAACGAGCGCAAAATATTGTTAACATTGAAAATTCTACAGCTACTGGACTTATATTAAAGTGGATGTTTACAAATAAAGTATCTGTATTTCTATTTTTTGTAATAATGTTCAGTGGTTATTACTATAAGTTGCAAATAGATAGTTTAAGAGAGCAAGTAGATAAGGCTAGGATAGTAGAATTACAAGACGACTTAGTAATGGAACAAACAAGAACTTTAGAATTACAGAGAAAATTGAATAAGTTACAGTCAAATAAGGAAGATGCTGAAAGGCTGAATAGGGAACTTAGAAGCAAACTTTCCAACCTATCTCTGGAACAAAAGAGAAATTTATTACTAGGATATAAAAAGAGATTGATGCGGAAGAGGTCCATTAAATGAATATGTTAAAACAGTACTTTATATTAAGTGTAGTATTTTTGTTACTGCTTTTTGTACCTTGTAGGGTATATGCTGAAGATGTTGTATGTGTTAGTGGTAGTGATGCTGTTGATATTATAACATTACTTGATGCTTCAGAGAGAGATCTTGATTTATTAAGTAATTGTGAGAAATTAGTGAAAGATTTATATGATGAGATTGAACATAAAGATAAGAAAATCAATAACTTAACTAAAGAAGTAATTACAGCTAGGCAGGACGTAATAAAGTATAAGGAAAAAAACAAGGGACTCAAAAGGATCACTTGGTATGCTGTTACAGGGAGTGTTGTACTTGCACTTATTAAATTTTTACCAGCATTATTATAAAAATAAGACCATAAGGTGGTACAACTCTCTATGTTAGAGAGATCAGAACTTGAATTTCAATCAATATTTCATTACTTAAAAGAAGGTGTACTAGCACACGAATTCTCAGTCGAGGTTCAGAATGATACATTAAAGCGTGATATACGTCCAGGAGTGGACGGAAATGCAGCAGCCAGGGTTTACCTGATAAATTCAGAAGATAGCGCCTACGGCGATTTACAGTCCACTAAGGGCCGTGGATGGCTAAGCTTTGAACTGTCAGATATAAATCCATGCGAAATTTATGATAAAACTACTAGTGGATTTGTTTCAACTTATGGAACAGAGTTCTATAACACACCATACTCAATTCCAACTGAAAGAGAAAGTTCTTTAATTATAGTAAGAGACCAAAATGATGATGTTATTCCAAGAGATTATTATAGAGTGGACTATAAAGACTGTAGAATAAGGTGGCCATCTAATACTACTCCAAGTGGAGTAGCCTTAACTAAAATACCAACAAGTATAGATCATAGATTTCACATGGTCTCCTTATATGATGGATATCCTACAGACAGTGATCCATCAACCTTACCAATTGTATGTATATATCCAATGAACGAAAATACTGAAGGACTACAGATAGGACCTGGAGCAGAATACCACAATAAATACGCAATAGATATATTTGCTTCCAACAACGCCGAAAAGCGTAATATACTGAATTTATTAAAGAATGCTTTATATAATAGAAGTGCTCCGGTAATAGACTTCAATCGCATAGGTGAACCACTAAAACAGTGGGGAGTAGTGAATGAAGACTTTATACAAGACATAGCTTATGATGGTCAGACCTATCGAAGTTATTTGACTTTGAACCCAGGTAATGGCCAAAGTTTGTACTTTGTCAATATAGAGGTCCAACATGATGCGTTTGCCAGATCTTCTCGATCTGACATTACAAGGCACATGGGGAAAATTGTGTTTAAGACTAGAACTTACAGTGATCGGGATCCAGATCTAGTAGGTAAATTCAGTGGACTCAAGCCACCTCCAGGTGGATTTGATTCTCTAGTATTAAAGAATTACTCGTCTTAGATACGCATACTAGTATGATAAAAAGGAGAAATTAACTAAATGGCTAATAGAAGGAATAGGATAATTTATGCTTCTCAGTCAGTTTTTGCAGAAGGACGCATCCTTTACAGAATTCAAACGTTTGGAAGTTCAACTACTTTCAATACAACTGATATGTTTCAAATAGGTCAGTTAAACTTAACTGATGTTGTTGATGATGCTCCTGAAGTAACTGTAACTTTGGAGGGAATGGACTACGGTTCAATCTATACAATGGCCACGCTTGCAAAAGTACCAACACATAACTTAAACGATAATATTAGACAAATAGATGGTCTAACATTTACTGGTGAAGTTAATGGTGAAGATACTAGCACTGGAGATATTGGTGCAGGACCACAAACATCCGGTTCTACAGGATCTGCTAACGTAGTAGTTAGAGATGTATCAGGTGGAAATGCTTTAAGGTATTTTCATGGTGTATATCTGCCAGATTTTGGTAAAGAGTGTGTACCAGGTGGGTTAGAAATTTATAGCCCAATACAAGGCGAGTGTTCTCTAGGAACAGCTAACGCCGATGTTGACTTTACAAAATATTTGAGTGATGTATTCGTTAATTCAATGGACTTAAGTTATAGTTCAGACGATACTTCTTCTGAAAATTATGGTGGAGAAACTGAGACTAAGACTTGGTTACTAAACTCTGCTAGATTTGTTTCTTGGGAAGAGTGGCTTGTAGGTGATCTTGCTGATCAATTTTCTGCAGTAACAATGAATGCAAAAACTGAGCTAACATTAGCTCTAGATACTGCTAATACTGTGGCAACTTTAGAAGATACTTCTTTAGCATTTATGAAAAGAGACGAGACTGGTCAACCAGCTGTTCACTTCAGATTTGCTAGACTTGGTGGATTAACTCAACCAGAAGTAAAACTAGTTCCCGTATTCAATAGTGTCGCTTGTATTCCTAGTAATGTAGTAGAATACTTCATTTATGACAGTATAACCAACGAACTGCAATTTTTTGCTAATGGTTTAGCTGATTCATTGGATGAAGTACTTCCTGCAGGAAGAGCAAGCTTTGAGACTGGAGATAAAATTAGTGTGGTATATGCTGCTGATGCTTTCGCAGATGAGAGTGCTAAAGAAGCAACATATGTAAATGCTAAATACTTTGCTCCTATCGGAACAGAGGATGTTGAAGATATTGGTGGAACACGTCAAGGTCAAGTAGAGATTTATTTGGTAGATCCAGATTTAATCCTCTCAGCAGCCTTAACTGGTGCAACAATCTTAGCAGACGAAATTACATTTAATGATACTGTAGCTAACAGTATTGACCTAACTAACTTCATAGGATTACCAGTTGTAATAACTGCAGGTCCAGGTGTAGGTGGTCCAGCTCGTGAAATCGTAGCAGCTAGTAACGTACTGGCAGGTGATTATAACAATGGAACACTAACCTTAGGAGGAGCTGATTGGGCATCTATTTCATTATCTGAGGACTTAGATCAAGTATCTACTGCTTCAGGAGTATTTGTTGCAGATGCATGTTCAGTAACTGCAGAATATGTTGGTTCTGATATAGAAGTAGCAGTAAGTGGAAGTCTTGAATCCTCTACTATTGCAGCAGTTGTTGGAAGTGAAATTACTCTAGCAGCTCCCTTATCAGATGTAGCAGACGATGGTGGTCAAGTATTAGTTAGTGCAGAACCTACCGTAAATTCTACTATGAGAATTGGTGATTATGAATTGTCACTGAGACTTCAATCAGTAGATATTTCAGCAGATCTCTCCAGAGAGGCTCTGAAAGAACTTGGTCACTTAGATCCATATGCAAGACCGTTAACTCTACCAATTGAGTTTACAGTGGCTATGGAAACTACAGCAGGTGATTTAGAATTATTTGCCAAATTTGCTGGCAAGGAAAATAAGTACAAGGCTGGAACATTGACAGACTTGGATTTAGCTGACCTTCTTGCAAAAGACAACATGGTTCTAGTAGCCCAAATCTACCAGCAGACTGATAAAGAAGCTGGTGGGAATGGACGTAACCGTAGAGTTCTCGCACCTGATATGTTCGGTGACGAATACTATGTAGATGGCGTTAGAGAAGTATACTCAGCAACAGATGGCTCTCTTAGAGAATATCCGTTAAAGACTGTTGTACTTCAAGACCTTAGACCTACTGATGAGGAGTATAGCTTAGCTCAAGGAGATAATGCAACTCAAAGTTTCTCTTACAGAGGAACCAATTCTCTAGCAGTGGTAAGAGGCTTTATTGATGTTGATTACGTAGTTAAAGTAATTGAATCACAAGGTGAATAAATAGTTATCTGGTAGGAGTCTTTCTTATGGAGGCTCCTACTTTGATACACTGGAGGGGATCAGTTTGACTGACAAAGGAAAGGAAAAATTAAAGACCAAACTCAAACAAGAGATTAAATCAATTCAAAAACAAGTTTTAGATTATGCTGAACTTGTTATTTCTAATAAAGATCAATATCAACAATTTAGAAGAAAGGTGCTGGGTGTCACTAATGATATCCGAAGGAGTATGGAATTAGACTTAGACTTAAATTATGATATAGAATATACACCCTCAACTGAGTGTGAGGATGTAGTTATAATAGGTACTAAAGGACTTAATAACATAGATTATAAAAGGAAAGGAAAAGGAAGAGGAAAAAATGGAAAAGGTAACTACTAGCAAATTAAAAGAAATTTGTAAATTTAAGTTTGGAGAAGAGGAGTACACTCTTATAGAACCCTCAGCAGCAGCTGTTAGAGAAGCAAAATTCAAACATAATAAAGCATTTACTCAGGGATTAAAGGATGGAATCTTTACTAGAAGTAGAATGCAGAAAGAACTTGAAGCAGATAATCCAGAATTTTTTAAAGATTTCAATGAAGGCAGACAATCTGTTGTAGATGAGATAAATGAAACCGAGAAGGAAATAGAGATAACTGAAGATCCAGATATCCTAGAAAGCTTATCTAATATAGTTACTCTTTATAGAGCACACCTAGTAGATCAAGAACAGATGATGCGGACACTATTTTCTAGTACTTGTGATGAGATGGCAGAAGAGGAGAGAAATTCTTACCTTGCATATGCAATGATTAGAGACACCAAAGGTAATAGACTAGCAGAAAGTTATGAGGACTTCCTAGAAACTAATACATATGAGTTTTTTGACCACTGTAAGTACCAGCTTATTTGTTGGGAATATAATTTAGACCCTACTTGGCAGGAGGAATTACCTGAAGCTAAGGCTATTTTGAAAGCAAAGGAGCTAAGGGCTGTAGCAGAAGAGAAGGCTAAAGAGTTAAAAAAGAATGAAGAAGCTAAGAAAGAAAAAAAGGTAATTAAGAAAGTGACTAGGAAGGCTTCTACTAAGAAAAAAACCACAACTAAGAAGAAACCTGCAGCAAAGAAGAAAGCAGCAGCAGCAAAGAAGAAAATAGTTGTTAAGGAATAAACAACTGTGGAATATGTGGATACAGATTTAAACAGTTTAGATGAGCTGGATGAGCTGGATGAGGAGAAGATGCAGACAATTATTGGAGAGATATTGTCTGGAGAGAGGGTAGTCTCAGTTGATAATAATACTTATATATTTAAGTATCCTTTAAATAAGCTAAGACAACGCTCCATTTTTCTTGAGAACCAACTAATTGAAATTGCTTTAGAAGAAGGGTATTTATCTGAAGATAATCTTCCTGAAGAATTAGCTGAGGAAGTTTTTTCTATAGAAGAGGCTGAAAGGCTTCAGGAAGTGGAGAAAAAAATTGAGGGATTGAGCTTAGTATTAAAGAAAAGAATAAAAGGAACTGATATTTATATTAGGGACTTAGAGGGGATCGAGAATTTAAAAAGTGAAAAAGAGTCATTACTTATTAAAAAGGGAAGTACTAGCCAATACTCTGCAGAGTACAAATCTAGAGAGGAAAAGTATATGTACTTATTAAGTCAATGTACTTATTCATTAGATAATAAATTAGTCTGGGAAGATTATAATAACCTTCTGGAGAAGAACACAGCTGAATTTGTATATAAGTTATTAAATGCATTTTTAGATTTTTATTGGGGATATAGTACCGAGATTGTTAGAAAAATAGCAAGAAGCGGTCATTGGAGGGTAATTTATTTATCTGCAAAGAGTGGAATATTTAATCTAACAGAGGTGAGTGCAAAAGATGTATCAATGTTATTACTACAACTAATGTCTTGGACAATGTATTATAATAATATATCAGAGATGTTAACTAGTGATAGACCTTCTGATGAGGTAATAGAAAATGATACTAAACTAGACCAGTTTATGGAAGAGTATACTAGAAGAATGTCTGCAGAAGCAGAAGTATCTAGAAAGAAAGAAAATAGATCTAGAGGAAATCTCAGCTCCAGTGCATTGGACAAGGATCAAGTTGTAGTAACTGCAGAGTCGAATCAATATGTATCTTTTCATAAGAATGACGTATACAGTGATCCAGAAATCATTAAAGGTAGAATAGCTAACGACTCAGATTCAAGTCAATACAGTGAGATAAAAGAAGCAAGAGAAATTAGAAATAGAAATCGAAGTAGAAGAAAGAACAGGAACAAAAGATAGATGCCAGGAAACTCGAAGACTCTCTCAATTAAGCTTGACGTAATGGATACTGCAGCTATAGCTAAATTACAAAGACTTGAGATGTCAATCAAAAAGATAGCCACTTCTTTAGGAGCCTTGCAAACTAACTTAGCAGGAGCAGGTAGTAAGGTATCAAAGATCAAGTCAAGTCATCAAGCAGGTTCTAGTCCGGCAGTTGGAAGTAAGGGAGGAACTGGGGCAGGTTTCATAGACACTAGAAAAGCAAATTCGATGCTTGGCACCCTAGCAAAAAATACCGAAGCTCTATCTAAGATAAACCAGAAGCATTCAAGAGAGTTAATAGGGTTAAGTAAGTCAACTAGAAGGGCTAATGATGCACTAAAAAGTGTTCCTAAGTCCGTAGCTCAAATAAAAACTGCAACCACTGGAGGAGGTTCTGGAGGAGCAGGTGGAGGAACACCCCCAGGTGGTGGAAGAGGTGGATTCATTGGATCTACAGCAGGTGGAGATAGAGCAGGTGGTTTTGGAACTAGGATAAAATCAGTAGCTGAATATGCAGTAGCATCAAGAGTTGTAATGGGTACCTTCGAGGGATTAAGATCAGGATTTGACACTATAGTGGAAGTTGATAAAGAATTAGCAGAGTTAAATAAAGTTTTAGCAACTAGCACTAGCATGTTAGACAGCCTTAAGAAATCAGCAATAAGTACTGGAAAAGAATTTGGTAATAGTGTAGGAGAAGTTCTAAGAGGTTACAGAGTATTCGCACAACAAGGTTTACCAGCTGAACAAGTTAAAGAACGTGGTAGAATAGTATCTCTAGCAACAAACGTTAGTACGTTAAATGCTGAAGGAGCTGCAGAGACTATTACTGCAGGTTTAAAAGTTTATGGAAAAGATGTAAATAATAGTGCAGAAAGATTAATAGATTCATTCGTAGCTGTTGAGTCTCAAAATGCTGTAACAGCCGGAGACCTATCTGAAGTAGTTAAAAGAGTAGGTGCAGCAGCCGAGAATGCTGGAATAAGTTTTGATCAGTTAAATGCAATGACTACTGTAATACAAGAGAGTACTAGAGCAGGTGGATCCCGTATATCTAGGACAATAAGATTCTTAACTAAAAATATCTTTAGTACAGCAGCCCCTACCTTAAAGTCTGTAGGTGTAGATATAGCAGGTGTAGGGGGAGATTTAAAAGATGCCCCAGAGATTTTAGCTGACTTAGCTAAAGTTTTCCCAACACTTACAAAAAGACAACAAAGAAATGTAGCGGTATCAACGGCTGGTACTAGATTTGTAAGTGAATTCTTAGCATTAATGAAGAACTATAGTAAGGTTAGCGTTGTAGCTGCACAGTCTCAAGACGCACAAGGAACTGCACAAGAGAGAAATGCAAAAATAATGCAAAGTCTTTCTAAGCAAGCATCTAAAACTTCAACAGCTTTTCAAGGATTAGCACTTTCAGTGGGAGCAGGTTTAGTAAAACCATTAACTACAGCTTTAAGATTAGCAGAAAAGTTTGCATCAGTACTTACTGAAATAGGAGAATTTAAAATACCTGTATTAGATGTTACAGTAGGTGAAACAGCTGGAACTGCTTTAACTGGTACTGGTAGTGCATTATTAGCAACATATTTAGGTAGTAAAGTCCTAGGAGGTGGAGCAGCAGCAGGTGGAGCAGCAGGTGGAGCAGCAGCAGGTGGAGGTATAGCAGGAGCAGCAGGAGCAGCCGGAGCAGCAGCCACTGGAGTAGTTTCCAAATTATTTAGTGGGGCAGGAAAGTTAGTAGGTGCTGATAAGCTTACTAAATTCTTTACTGGTGTAGCTGCTAAGGGTGGTCCATTTATGAAATTCCTAACAGGAGCTGGATTAATACTATCAAGATTTATAGCTCCTTTAGCAGTAATAACTCTAGGATTTGCAGCATTAAGTAAAATACTTGGAAGATTAACAGAAACATCCGAAGAAAGATCCCAAAGAACTGGAGTAAATGCAGAAATTAAAAGTTCAAAAGACTTAACTTCATCTATAGGTGAGTTTAGAGATAAAATTAAAACTATAGATGAGAGGGGAGCCTTAATTAAAGATAGATTTACAGGCAAAGATAGTTTAGAAAGGCAGAGGAAGGCCAAAGAAGCTGGAGACATCTCAATAACCGAAGAAGATCTGTCAAAACAACGTAAAGAAGCAGTAAAGGATTTTAGATCCTCAATAATAAAAACAGTAAGTGGAAAAGAAGGCTTAAAAATTGATGGATTAAAAATATCAGATCGTAATAAGGTAACCTTCGAAGGTGTAGAAATTTCAACAGAAGCTGCAGAGTCTGAAGAAGGTATGGAAGCTATTAATAAAGTAGCAACAACTCTCGCTAAACAGACTAGACTCAGAACAACTACAGCTGTGTTAGGTAAGCAATTTGATAAGTTTTCAGAGAAGATAGATTCATCAGATGAATTAAAACTACTCAATGATACTACAAGAAAATTAAGTGCTAAAGGATTTTTTACAGGTCAAGTTGATAGAAAGGGCACACTTAATGACTTAGATGCTTTTGATAGAACTAACCTATTAGATGATGAAAAGAGATCTAAGCTTCAGAGAACTGCCTTTTCAAGTCAAGCGAACGCAGCCATAGGTGGATTAGGTACTAAAGGTGGATTTGATGCAATAGTGAACGAGTATGTTCAGAAGTCCTTTAAACTAGGTGGAAGTGGTGGAGGAAGTAGTAGAAGTCAATTAGGTGTTCTATTAGCTAAGGATTTAATATCAGAGAACCAAGATATAGCTGATGCAGCAAGTAAAGCAATAGCAGGTGAAGGTCTTGTAGGAAAGAAACAACGTGGAGAGCTTCAGGCAAAGGGAGTAATAAGTTATGCAGCAGGACTTAATGATATAGCTAGAGATTTAGAAGGAAGAGACTCACTAGAAGATACTTTTGGAAACCTTAAAGATAAACTCTCAGTAAATGATATTATTAGGTTTAAAGGAGTAGAAGGAAGAATACAGGGAGAAGGGGATGATAGAACTTTTATATCACGAGATACTACTGCAAAGTCAGAAAAAGAGAGACTAGCATCTGTAAAGACAATCTCACTCGATGAATTAGAAAAACAGTTGGTAGGAACTAAAGTAAGCCTAACAAAAGTAGCCTCAGCTGCAGAAAAACTATTTAGCAGTTTTAATAACTTAGCAACTACAGGTTTTGGAGCAGGACAGGCAATACTAGGTAAAGACTTTAAATCAGGAGCAAACTCTCTGTTAGATTTTTCAGATCAATTAGCAGGAACGTTCTTAAAGAGAACTGGAGACGGTGGAAGGGATGGAACACCTAAATTTAATAAAGGTTTAAGGCAGTTTTTAACGACAGCAGAATCAGAGAGAGTAAGGCTTAGAAAAGAAATCCTTGATACATCTAAAGATTCAGTAGAGATAGTAGATAGAGGTAGAGATGTCGGTAAAAAGGAAGCATCTAGACAAATAGAGGCAGTAGGTTTAATTGCCAAGGCAGCTGAAATGTTCGGTTCAGCAGTTAAATCTTTTGAATCAGCATCTCAGAAACTATTAAAAGGGAGATTTGATAGGCAGGCAAAAGAAAGAGCACCTATTAGTCCTAGAGAAGCAAAACTATTTTCAGGTTTAGAAGGTTCTCAAGCAAGACAGTTGAAAATAGGTAAAACATTAGAACAGTTGGGAGCAGGTGAGAGAGCACAGATAGCTGCACCGAACTTGTTTAATGCACAGGCAAATGCACAAGAAGCTCAAGGATTAATTCAAGGAATTAAGAAGAATATACTAGGTGGTATGCAAAACTTAGGTGAGATAGTTTCTGGAGCAGGTATAGATACAATTAAATCAATTGATATTGATACCTTAGATAAAATCTTGACTGGAACTAAGGAAGGATTTGGTGGAGAAGTTGGAAAAGAATCTTCTAAACAAGCAGAGGATCTTAAAAAAATATTCAATGATTTAACTTCAGTAGAAAAAGGACCACAGACACCAGAGCAAGAGAAAAAACTAAGAACAGAGTTATTTACAAAGTTAACTGCAAGATTCTCAGAACTAGATACCACAGTAGATTCAGCAGCAAACGCCTTAACTAAAATACTAACTATAAACGAACCAGCCACAGCAACTGCACAAGCACTGTCAGCTGTTATAGTATCTGCAGAGAAAGCACAAAGAGCTTTTGAGGATATGTCCACTTTACCACAATTTAAAGGTATAGAAGAAGCTTTAGGTAAGTCTCCGTTTTCTAACTTAGGACCTAATGCAGAGACTTTCTTCAGGAAGGGAGCTAGAGGTGGACCCTTACAAGAGATTAGATCTGGAGAAGGTAAAGACAAGTTTGAATTTCAGAAGAGCATGGCTAGACTGCTATCTTCTGAGGGAGTACAGTCTGGTAGAGTTGAAATATTTGATAAGAATAGAAATAGAGTACAAGCTATAAGTGCAAAAGAAAGAGATGAAAGAATTCAAGGCATAAATATAGAAGCTAGGAAGGCTGGGCAGAGTCAAACTATAGAAAAATCTAGGGGATTGCTATCTTCTAAGTTTCAGCAACTATTAAGCACCAGAGGAAGCTTACAGAACATAATAAAGACTGCGGGACTATCAGGAAAAACTAATGCAAGTTTACAAGGACTAATTAGTAGTTTAGATTCATTAGCAAATAAGCCACAAGAATCTTTTATAAATCGTAGAGGACAGTTTAAAGGTGGCTCTTTTACTGCACTAGACAATATACCTAAGCAATTACAAAGCATTATAGGAGTAACTTCCAGGGACGCAAAAGGTAAGATCCAGGCTTTAAAATTAGACTCAAGCTCTCTAAGTGCCCTAGCTTCACTAATGGGTAAGGAAGCAGTAGCGAAGTTAGTAGGTGAAAGATTTAAGCAAGATCCTAGTACAGTATCTTCAAAAAATTTAGAATCCATGATAGAGTCAGGTCAAATAGATAAAGAAACCGGACAGTCAGAACAGGATAAAAGAAACGAAGCTAAATCAAAACCAGTAGTAGAGGCATTAAAACCTCAAACAACTCTATTATCTCAAATTTTAAAAGCTATTATAGGTAAAGAAGGATCCAACCCAGTAAGTAACGTAGTAAATGCGGTAAAAGATTTATACTCCAACTCAGAACCTAGTAAGCAACAAGCACAGTCAAGCTCTATTCAAGCTAGAAGAAAATTTCTTGAAGCACAGGCAAAGTCACAAGCTGAAGCACAAATAAAACAGCAACAAGCGCAGGCAATGAACTCAAGTAGAGGAATCACATCAGTTAATCCTACCTATATAATGGATGGAAATAAACTTAATGAATCCTTATCTCAGAATACAGTACAACCTAGGGGATTAGAAACTCCTTTAACAGGTACCTTCCCAGCAAATGTAGAAGCTAAGAAAAGAACAAATTTATTAGATAGAGCCAGCTCTGAAAAGTCAGCTTTAAATGATTCTCTATATACCTATACAGATAAAGATGGAAATAAACTAGCAACACCTGAATTTAGAACTAAAGGACCTCAAAGCTTATATTCAACCGAAGATCCACAATATAATGACGAGCAAAGATTAAATAAGTTAAAAGCTTTTACTAATTCTACAAGAAAGTTAGAACAATCTAAGGAAGTAGTTAAAAAGCCTATGGAAGAGAATAAGAATACTTTAAATGAAATTAAGAAGGCAACTGAAAACTCAAGTAATGTAGCAGACTTGGCAGCAAAGGAAAGAGCAGCTCAGGGAACTGATAAAAAACTTGAGATTGATACAGATGCCATTAGCAGTGCTATTACTGGAGCCTTCACAGACAGTGGAGAGACTTTAAAGACAACCTTAGAGAAATCACAGTTAGTAGCAAAATTAGATGCTAGTTTTCAACAACAGCTTGTAGCTGCTATAAAAGAAGGGTTGTCAGCTAATCAAGGAAACAATGGAACAAATGGAGTTGGTGGTAAGGGAGCTAATACTGCAGACATAACGGCAGCTTACTTAGATGTAGAAAACAGGTACGAAGAAATGTCAGCAAAGTTGGACAAGATAAATAAAGATGCCGGGTTAAATAAAGCAGAATTCATGAATGAGTTAGTCAAGACAGATGAAAAAATAGATAGACAAGTTACTAATAGAGAATTAGAAAAGAACAGTCTAAATGAAGATCTAGTCAAATTGAATCAATTAGATACAAATACTATATCTTTAGCTCAAGGTTTAGTAGCTTTGTATAGTCAAGTAAACACTTTAGAAGCTGAGGTTAAAGGACTTCAAGGAGCAGTAACTCAAGTAGGTAATACCTAATATGGCTAGAGGATTTAATGTATCACCTACATATGGAAACTCAATCTTCTGGGGAGACGGAGAAGGCTTTGGAGGTGGATACTGTGGTTCTGAATACGAAACCAAAGTTGAAGGTAGTTTAGCCAATTATGTACTTGAAAGATTTGAAATACCTTCCGATGTAACAGCAGGATCTATCTTACAAGGTATGGATATAAAGTCGCAAGATGCAATGTCCACCCTTAGACTATCTCTATTAGCAGATTCTGATGGCTCAAAATTCTTCGAGGTATACGGAAACGGTAAGGGGAGAGCTAGACAGGTTGAAGTTGGAACGAGTGAAGCAGAGGGACTTGATGAAGACGATCTACTTTTTACAAATGTACTTAAGTCTTCACAGCCCTATATTGATTATGTAGTATGTAGACCTAGAAAACCGATTCCTACAAGATATACCGGAGGCACTGTAAATATAATGGGTCCGAATGGAGGTTTTGCTTCACAACTCAGATTCGACTGTTTACTGGATTTAAATAATTCGAAAAATGCTGCCTTCGGTAAGGAAGCCTGGGCAGAATTTGGATTATCTCCACAAAATGATATAATAAAGGAACAACTAAGAGGTTTAGTTAGAAGAAGTAAGTGGGAACAACTAGTTGGCTATAGAGTCAATTTTCCGAGCATTCCTAGATATGCAACAGTTTCTGTAGCACAAACCTCACCTAACACAATAAAGTTACCAAATGTAGGATGGTCAGATACAACTGTTAGTATATCAAATAATGAACCGGATACAGGACAGATAACAGATATATCAAGTATTAGCATGACTTCAGCTCCAGTACTTGATATAAAGACAAAGGCAGAACTTGTTAAAATGGCATCACAGTTAGGATATTCGGCATTTAGTTCACAAACTGAAGAAGATGCTTTAGATAATAATTCTTATTATACCTTACTCTGCAGTGAATGTGGTTTGAATAGTTTACCTAGAGGCCAAAATTGGTGGATATTGCCAGTAGGTGGAGATCCTTATTCGGCTAGAATAGCTGTACGTGAGTCTGAAGGAAGTGCAGTATCAGCAGCAGCTTTTGGTGGAGCATTATCTACTTTTGAAAGTGGGAATTCTCTTGCATTTAATGATTCATATAGGGCAAACAACAGGTACATAAGTAGTTGGCAGGATGTATTTAATGCTATAGCAACAGGTCCAGGTGCTGGCAATATTAACTATCCCTTAATGTCAACAGATACAAACGTATTCCAGGCAGCTTCCTTACATGGAAACTTGGTAGCAGGATTTGGTGGAAACTACGGGATGGAGGTATTCTCCTTAGATTTAAATATAACAAAACAAAAATCTTCAATGCAAATAAGGTCACAACAAAACGATGCATTTTCAATCGCTAATCACTGTGCTCAACATGGGATTCTTCAGACAGCCATAATAGTGCAAGAAAAACCACCTATACCTTCAGTTAACGGAATTTCAGATCCACCCCCAACTCCCCCAAATAACCCAGAAGATTCTTATTGTCCAGATACTTTATTAGATACATTGGAAGGTAGTATAATGGAGATTTCCTGTCCATTTTTAACCAATAGTCAAGTCAATCAGTTTTGTTCTAATATCTTAACACAGATAAGATTATCCGCTGAAGAAGATGAATCAGGATCTTATACCTATAAGAAAGGTGGATATAATGTTTTTCCTGGTATGCTATACAAGGGACAAATAATTCACACTATAGAGTTTTCGTATTCAGATAGAGACAGTCAAATAACTACTGTTACTACTGGTCCTAGGTTTTACCAACCGGGAAGCGCAGGATCAGACTCAACTTATATAAAGAGATCAGAGACACTAAATAAGACAGGTACGGTTATAGGATCAAATTCAGCACAGGGCAAGTTCTCAGTGTATATTGAAGGATTGGGAACTTATGATGCCTTAAATGGCGTTATCGATTCTGTACATGTAGGAGATAAAGTAGAAGTTAAGATTTTAAATTATCCGGTGGAGAGATAATATGCCAAGAATAGAATTAACAGAAGAAAAAGCATTAGCTACTATAGTGATGGGAGGAATCCACATTCAAACACCATTTATTACCAGTATTAACGTCTCAAGAGCGAGAGGTGAAATAGTAGGAAAGGCCAGTTTTTCTTTCAGATGGTCTGGAGATACTAATGCAGCAGGTAGTGGAGTAAATGTAGTAATAGCTTTTCAAAAAGAAGTAATTTTTACAGGATATGCGAAAAGAGTAAATGTATCTCCATCTATGGAATGTGCTAATGAGTTTATAATTAGAGTGCAGGCGGAGGACATAATGTACAAGTTAATAAACAAGAGAATGAATAGAAGACAGAAGAGAAATGGTTTAGGTCCCTTAGCCTTTATAACCTCCATTCATAAGAGGCCAGATGTTGGATTTGATGACCCTAATAGTCTGCAAGACATATCAGGAGGGCAGTCTCCTTTCTCTTTAGATGGGGAAAGTTATTGGGATGTAAGAAATAGATTGTTTGATAGTGGACAGAGTAATACGAATGCATCATTACATCCAGTTGCTAAGAACACAGATATTGTTACTAGTTATGATCATTCGTTAGGTGGTGGTGGAGATATAGGACTACATGATCACTCTAGTTTAGATTTAACAGGCGTTCATGGTGGAGGCAGTGCTAAAGGAGTATACGGGATTAAGTAATTGCTAGTAATACCAGTAGGTTAAGTTAAATTAATACTATTGCTTTTGTAGGTAATTTTTGTTATAATAGAGTTATGAAAAAATTAAATTTAGAAAATATTCTTAAACTTCTTAAAGAAGGGGAAACTAAGGTCAGTATAGCTAAACTTTATGGAGTATCCAGAGGTGCATTGGATAGCTATTTAAAAGCTAACAATGTTTTTGTTAGAATTAAGCCCCCAGATTTCTCTAGAGAGGAGAAGGCTCTGTTAATAGAGAAGTATCCTACATCCTCACATGAAAGTCTAATGGAACTTTTTCCTAATAGATCTATAGAACTACTAAGACGTAAAGCCTCTCAATGTAAGATAAAGCGAGAAGTACTAGAGACTAGAGAGGCTTCTTACTCTGAAAGTGAGGTAAGGTTTTTAAAGAAAAACTATCACACTGGCAGTAAAGAAGATATTTTAACAAATCTAGAGCGCAGAAACTGGCAAGGTATTCAAGCTAAGGCTAGCTCTTTAGGTCTGTCCAGAGAGGATCCTAGAAGCTTCTCACAAATAGAGTTAGATACTTTAAAAAAGTATTACTCCGAGTTAAAAGCAGAAAAGTTAAGTAGTTTATTACCTAAACATACGTGGAAAAGTATTCAAGGAAAAGCTCAAGAGTTAAAATTAAAGAGAAATACTGCATATATTTATAGGGATAAATTAAAATCAAGAGTAGGTATTTTATTAAAGGATACACCTGAAACTTTTTATTGGGTAGGATTTTTATTAGCAGATGGGCACATAACTGATAAAAAGTTATCAGTATCACTGTCTGTAAAGGATATAGAACATCTAAAGAAGTTCTGTAAGTATGTTAAGTGTACTTCTAACTTACGTGAGAGAGATTCAAAATTTGGACTAAAAGATTATAAAAAACTTAGTAGGGTAGTAAGAATAGGTATACATAACAAATACCTTTTATCCAAAATAATTGCTAAATTTGATTTAAAACCTAGAAAAACTTATGATCCACCCGATGTAGAGATATATAAACAGTTCGATATTGAACTACTTACTTGTTTATTTATAGGTTTTATAGATGGAGATGGTTGGATATCAAGAAACAGGATAGGTATTGAAGCTAGAATAGAGTGGTTAAGTTGGTTTGAACAGTTGATTTCTATTTTTAAAGACTTACTGGATCTTAATATTCCCAATCCAAGAAAACGTAATGATAGACCTACTATGTGTACTTTTGGATGTGGAAAAAGAGTATTTAGAACCTACTTACTAGAAACTATAGATAAGCACAATTTACCAGTATTAGAGAGAAAGTGGGATAAGTTAAGATAGATGGCGTTTGAGATATGTGAAAAATGTGTTGATTTTGGTTGTGGAGATGATACTGGCTTAATATCTATCCAGTGGAATACTCAAGGACAGGTAAAGTCTTTAGGTGGAGACTGTGATAATCCAGTAAATGGTGAGGCCGGGGCACAGTATGTTCTAGGACCTGTTACTGGAACAGTTAACTTACAAGCATATGCCTTCAACAGTGAGTCAGAAGACATGTGGTTAGGGGTAAGATGTAGTTCTAAGGTACAGGCTAATCAATCTAATTTAATGAAGTATGATGGGAGGACTGATCAGTATTATGTATTGCCATCTTCCAATCATAGCTGTCAAATTACAGGAGAGTATCCTGAAGGTGTAGAGATGGTGACAGATTGTGAAACACAATCCTTCACTTCTCAATTGGTAGCAGGCTCTGTAACAGTCGGAACGGCTATGAGAACAGTAGTCGGACATGAATTGAGTTTTGATGGAAATCCTTTACCAGTTAGTTTTCCAGACAAACAACCTTATACTGTACTTAATACTCCAAATTGTTTCTTAAGTGGATTCTCATTAGATATAGATTATCCAAATTTGCCTGCAAAAGTATCATATACCTGGCAGTTTATATTAGATTGTGAGAGTTAGTGTTAGTACTATATAATATTTAGAGGTAGTTATGAGTATAGTTAAGATATATAACAAACGAGTAGGTAGACCAATGCCAGTCCTAGGTGAGGGAGCTACTTCAACTGGGTTAGTTCAGTATACTTTCGGTGCAGAATGTAAGAGGGTGGAAACATGCTCCAACGCAACTGAGGTCGTTACATCAGATCAATTTTGTTTAACCGGAGGTCCATACTATTCAGCTAGTTATAGGGCCTTACAGGAGAAGGATAAGCGGGGTAAGGTCGTTTATAATTCGACTATTACCTCTAAGACAAGTATATATGGAGACTCAGAATTCCAATGCGAGGGCGGTGGAAATGCTTGTAGTATTATATCATTTTAAGGATTTTATATGATTTTAAGCTGTGTACAAAGAGAAGAAGGTGACACTGGTTATCCACCGGAGGTAATGGTAGATACTGGAACGTTAACAATTGAAATTAATAACCAAGGATTATCTACACTTTCAGTTACTGTAACTCAGAAGGGAGCAGGTACTATAGTAGGCGACTGCATCTTCGATTTAGGAAACGGCCAATCATTTGAAGGGTACATAGTAGGAGATTCACCTCAAGAAATACCTGGAACTGGATATATAGAACACAGGATAAGTGTTTTGGGTACAATAGTAGATTAAGAGGGATATTTATGGGTTGTTGTGGAAAGAAAGTAAAGACAAAAAAAGATAATATGAAAATTATTCAATATTCTTCAGCAGTTAAAACTAGTAGAGTAAATCCTGGAAGTGTAGCCAGAGAATGTACTATCTGTAAAACACGTACCATAGCAGCTATTTGTCCTGTTTGTAACATTCCCATAGTACTACAAAAAAATTAATTATTTTCAATAAACTATACTATTTAAACTGTAGTATTGTAGGTTTCGTATACTTAAAGTATAGGACACATTTCACAATGCTCGATATATATATATTAATAAAATAAAATAAAAAAGAGGTACCCAAAATATGGCTTTTGATTTTAGTACTGATGGACTAATTGTAGGTAGGTATGATGGTGCTGACTTTGTAGAAGAGAAACTTTCTATAACAGGTGATTCCGATGTATCGGTAACACAAACGTCAGGCACAGCAGCCTTTACATTAGATGCATCAGACATTAGAAGTGACATTGACTCTAATGCAAGTGATATTGCAACGGTTTCAGGACTTACAGTCACTAATGCTGGAGACATCTCTGACAATGCTTCTGACATCTCTGATAACACTGCAGATATTGCAACGGTTTCAGGACTTACAGTCACTAATGCT